TCAATTACCTTTAAATAAATTACTATGAGTTCAAATTTATTTAAACTTCGTTATGCTATTAATTATGACCTTATTGGTGAAGGAGAGTTATTAGATAATACTAATACTGTATTTATTCATACTTATGTTGGTGATGATTTTTCGGGGGATGGTACAAGAGAACATCCATTTAAAGGAATGTTCAGAGCTGGACAAAAAAGTGGAATGAGATATTGTGTTTTTCGTGGAGTAATTAATGAGTTATTTTCTAATTATTTAGTTATAATGGGAGATGATTCTAATCAGATATTATTAAATGCTAATTATACATTTCAGACTAATAGGCTAGCTAATTTAAAAGTCGATACTATTAAACAGATGTTTAATGTTAATTATACGTCCTTTCTTACAGGTGTGTCTTTTATGGAAGACTTACCTAAAGTAGATCAATTAATATGTTATTATACTTTATTTAAAAAATATATATGTGGAGATTATCCATCTAAATCAGCGTTAATTCAATGTACTGTTATAGATGATGTAAGTACTTTTAGAGAAGGTAATATTGTAAATACTATTATTGTCAAAAGTTTTAATAGTATATATGTTGCTATAGATGGAATATCATTTAAATATTTATTATTCCCTTCTGATTGTGTCTTTTCGTTTAATAATATAGTTATACAGACACCAATATGGAGTAATGATTCAAAGGCGAATGTGCAACTTTTACGTAATGCATATCTAACGGCAGGCATGATTAAAGCTGATGCTGATAGATTATTTGCAAAAGATAGTTTTGGAAATGAAACCTGTCGAATTGTAAAAGAACAAAGAAATGGAGGAGCATCGGGGAATATTTTTAATGCCTATAATGTCGATGGTACAGTTTCGGACTATTCACTTAATCCTGCTTCTAATAATGAGGCACTTTATGCTTCCGATTTAGGAGGTTACGTAGGATGTTTTAAACCTGCTTCAAAAATAGATTTAATTAATGATTTAAGCGAAGCGATTAATGTAAATGTAGATGGTACAGATTCTTCAGAGCAAGGGCTTCTATTAATGCGTAAAATGATTAGTGGAGTTAAGTCTATTGAATTTGACACTACGTCTAATCAAATATGGAATCGTTGTACTTCTAATACCGTTAATATTCCTAACGGAGTTAAGTATAACGGAAGTAATGTTCAAAGTGATGATGGTTCTGCGTTTGGATATTATTTTGGTAAACATCAGAATCTTATGAATCCTACGTCATTATTTCCTACTGATACTTTAGAACCTAACACGATTTATAAAGTATGTAATTTGAACAGAGATATCTATTCTGCTGTAATTTTTAATGGTATTCAATATCTTCCTGATTATTTTTTTAAGACAGGAACTTCGGTTCTCAATTTTACACTCTTAAATTCAGGCTCTGGAACTAACGTAAAAAAAGTTTTAGCATCTCCCTTGGAAAGTATTGAGATACTTCCATTTGATGATATGGATACTCCAGCAGTTGATTTTCCAAGATATTCTTCTCCTCTGTTTGGTAACACGCAAATGTTATATCACAAGATAGGTGCAAATATTGATAAACCTGTGTTATTCAGTGAAGTGGTGAATGATAAAATTGCATATTATGATAATTGGGCTGTAACTAATGCAGATCAGGAATTTGTAACACTTGCTAATGATACTGAGAATTACTATTATAAGATTCCTGTACTTAAATTTATGCGTGTAGAATTGAATGCTCATTTTAATGCGGATTACGATCAATAATTATGATACGAATAAACTCAATAGGAATTGCTTTAGACACTGGAATTGTTCCACCTGTAAATAGAATTAAAAGTAAAATTTATTCAATTGGAATAACACAAGATTATGGCGTTGTTCCACCTAAAAACTTCTTTCATCCAAACATTTCAAGTATTGGTATAAGCTGTGATAAAGCCGAGGTAGCAACAATGATATATCAAATAATCAGTTGATAATTGTTTTAATACATTATTAAATAATTATTTGATATATGGATTTCTACAAAAAAACTAACGGAAAATGGGTAATTGGTCATTATTCAGGAGTACCATCAGGAACATGCAGTGAATATACCGACCCAAAAACAGGAAATGTGCTAATTCGTGGTAATGGCATTATATATGCAAATAATATTTTACCAACACAATTCAAATGCTAACCCTTTCCATGATTTGGTGCTGTCAAGTATTTCGTATTATGCTAATGGTTTAGTAACTAATATATCTGTGGTACTTAATACTAATGCTGTGGTAAATGGTAATCCGATGCTCAACCCTGCTCAAATTTTATAATGAGCAAATATTATTAAAATTAATGGCTTAAAATTTTAAGCCATTGATTACATATTAAAACGATAATTATAAAATTTTAAAATTAAAGCTATATGGCAGATAACAACAACAAAATTTCAGAAGAGGTCGCAAGAAAGGCATTGCTTGGTGAGGAAAATATAATAGAAGATATCCAAAATTTTTCTAAAAGCAAGCCAAAACCGAAAGCAAATGATGGTATACCAACGTTGCATATACCGATTAAAATTGATGAACTACCTAGTAAAGGGTTCTTCTATCCTAAAGATATTGAGATAAGTGTACGTTCACTTTCAACACCCGAAATAAAACTTTTTTCATCTATGGATGAAGAGAATTTTTTTGATGTTGGTAAGTCTTTTGCCAATGTTCTTAATTCAGGTCTTTTGGTGTCATTACATGGGGAAAAATTGGGTTATCGAGATTTGTCTGAGTACGATAAAATTTACCTATTCCTTATTATACGTGACAGAACCAAAAAATTTGATCAACGGGAAAGCAATTTAACCTCAAAGTCTAAATGCCCATACTGTAATTTTGAGAACGAAAGAATAATAGAGAAACATACTCTTGGGTATTACAACATACAAGATCAATTAATGAAATATTATAATGATCAGGAAAGATGTTTTGTTTTTGAGTCTACAAGATTTGAATCACCGTTAAAAATTTACGTTCCAAGCCTTGGTACTACAGAAATCATTACTGAATATATGAAAGACAAGGAAATAGAAAAACAATCGGGCGATGGTGGATATTACAACACAACCAACTTGAACCTTGTAATGTATTCAACACCAAAATGTGGTCTTATCACTGATTATGAGATACTTGAAAAAATGGTAAGTAACATAACTGAAAAATGGACTTTGGACAAATACAATTTGGCTATTGAGGTTATTGATAGACTGAAAGTTGGAATTAAACCTACTATTAAATACAATTGTCAGGGATGCAGTAGGGAGGTATCTGCACCAATTCGATTTCAAGGATGGAGATTTGCTTTCTCTTCTAACGATATCGTTAACGAATTTTTCTAAAATACAAAATGAGCTGATAATAAATGGTGTGGTGTCATACCAAGATATAACCTTACTACCTTATACAGACGTGATGGATATATTCAAGCTATGGCAAGATAGAGAACAACAAAAGTTTGAACAAGCTGAAAAGGAAAAAGCTGAGCAAGAAAATGGTGATTCAGGTTATAAAAATGACTTCCAATCATATTTACCAAAGGGTATTGACTCTTTCGGAAATCAGATTAACTAAATTAAATGCCGATGATAAATATTTATCATCGGCATTTTGTATATGAGTATATTAATATTGATATGAATATAAAATCAAAAAGCGGTATGGGTAGCATTGATATAAACATAATAAATTCAATAATTTTTGGCATTACCAAAAACTTGTTAAGTAACAAAAAAGGTTTTATAGACTACAGCGAAGAAAAAATCAACAGCCTTTATAATTTATCAATTTTATATGTGCAATTTGATTACTTTGTTAATACCAAAATTAGCAGTTTGGGATTAATTAAGACATATGATGATATAATTGAAAATTCTGCATTTTTAAGTAAGATAAAATTGTTTATAGAAAAAAATTATAATTGTTGTGTAGATGATGATATGTTTGAAAAAGTATTACAAGAGGTTATACTTGCAATAAAATTTGAAATCCAATCAATTAAATAATAACTATATGAATAATAATGCTAATTCACTTTCCGAGGATAATGTTATAAAGTTACAACCTGAGGATAAAACAAAATTAAAGAAATTTCAAAAGGAGAATCCTGAATTAAACGAAAAATTAACACCACCCAACAATGAATCATTGTTGAATTCATCACCAAATGTTAAAGCTACTAACACAAAACAATCAGATGATTCCATGTTTAGTTTTGAGGTATTAAAAGAAATGGGGTTAATTGGAAATATAAAATCTCTCCATAACACAAACCGTGAATATCTTAAAAAGGGTATAACAATATGTAAAGATGGTGATAGCTACGATTTGTTTGATGTAAGAACAATAAATGTAGATATTAACATGATAGCATCTAACCTATCTAAAATATGTCGTTATGCGGGCAATACATCAAAATTTTTTTCGGTTGCCGAGCACTCAGTAGAGGTTTCCAAAGCTTTATTACTTAATTATGGTAACATAAAATTGGCTATGGCGGGTCTTATACATGATGGCTCTGAGGCTTTTTTAAATGATATGTTATATACAGTCAAAAAAGAATTTGACAAAAATTCACCATATTCTAAATTTGAAGAGAATATAGAACGACATTTGTTTGAACACTTTGGTGTTGAGGAATATTTACACAGTCCTATAATTAAACATATTGATGTTCAGACTTGTAATTTAGAATTTGAAACTCTTTTGTCACGTGCACTGTCAGAAAGGATAGATAAAATCACAGGTGGGATTAAAACAATGCAACCTCAAGAGGCTGAAAACGCATTTTTAACTCAATTTTATCTATTGGATTTCTTAGGTAATGAATATGATAGTAAGGAATGTCTTTGTGAATCAGGTAGCCACAAGCCAAAAGAACATATTCAAGCACATTTATAATGTTTTAGTACCACCAAAATGATTTAAGTTGAAGGAAAGTACATCGTCTGCAGTAGAATAAATACAAAGCACCAATATATGACAACTCTTAATAAAGATGGAAGAGTAACAACATCATCAGAAAAACAAATTTATTTATTTGGAATGTTGTTGGATAAAATAAATGGCAGAACAATAAAATGTTCTGCCAATACCAAACAAAGGGTAGACAAATTGTATGATGATTTCCAAAAGGGAAAACTATCATCTGAAACTATCAGGCGGAAAGCTACTACATTATCAAAGGTGTTGTATACTGAGGACTATCGAGAGTTTCATCATTTTTTCGATGGTAAAATAAATACTGTTGAAAATGATTTGCATATGCCTAAAGACAAACATATTAAGCAATATTATTTGATACTACCAAAAGAGGCTAAAGATCATATACTCCAAATATTTTCTCAAGGAATTTTCTCAAGGAATCACGGGGGGCTTTATGAAACAAATCCATTGCCTAAATGTATAAATGTTTGTGTTGTAGAACTTTACATTAAAAAATCTGATTTGATAAAGGTTGAAAGAAATTTATTTGAGCAGAGCCTTTCAGATTCAAATTTACAAGATGGACTGTACTACAAAGATAACATAATTCCAATCAAAAATATAGTAAAAATTCAATATATATAAAATTTTATGATAGAACATGATTATTACCAAAAGATAGAGGAAATATCTGTAAAAGAGTGGAATAATATTTTTAATAATAGTTCTAATTCTATGCAACCGTTGATATTCGGCTATAAATTACAAATTAAAAATGGTGAAATATTATACAAACAACAAAAGGTTAATCTTGTTAACAGGCTTCTAAACAAACATATAGACAAGTTGTATATTGAATCATTACGCATTAAACATATAATTAAAAATACCTTTATGATTTCAGTTGAAGGTAGAATATTTGTTGATAATATTCATAACAATGCAGGCTTTGATGATATGTTGTTGGAATTAGGATATATTCCTATACGTCGCTGTACATTTAATGAGGCTACTTTGAGTACATATCCTGAAATAAAATCATATCTCTATAATTCAACAAATATTCCTTTCAATTCACAATCCGCCATCTTTGGATTCAAGATAATAAACAAAGATAAAAACACCGTGATATCAATTAGAATAAAGGAAAAGGAAAAGGAAAAGTTTGTGGTTAATGATTTATACAAGTATTATTATAATTGTATAACTAATTTCACAGCACAAGAATTCAAAAAATACCCCATAAAATATCATAATAGTTTAGCAAATTTGGATGAAAGGATAATTTGGCTTTCCGTTAAATTATCTTTAAAGATTCTATTATTAGATTCAACATTTAAAGATGAACATTTGAAGCCAATAATAAAACCATTTGAAGGTAACATAAATTACGACAAGTTGCCTGAGATAATAATAACAGATGGGTTGTCTAGTATTTTTATGATCATTATTTCAATTTTATATAATAAAACTATAAAATCGGGATTCTTGGAATCAGACTTGGAACTAACACACAAGAATATACAAGAATTTATTGATGAAAGCTACTGTGAGCATATGTACTTTGTTGATAATTATGAAACATTAAAAAAATTAAGTTAATATGGAAAAAGAAAAATTGGTAGGGCTTAATTACCTACACAGACACACACAAACTGAAAAAATATTAAATGTTGATTCAGAACATGTAATTATTGACCGCAAAGATTGGGAAGAAGTGGTAGAATATTTCCATAACAATCCTGATGAAATCAAAAAATTGACAGAATCAAAATCATTGGAAAATATCAAACCAAAATTCAACAAAGATATCTGTATATAAAATGGCAAAACCTAAAATTATAAAACCTATAAAAATAGAGTTTGAAACGTTCAGGGATGTTACGGGTTATACAGTAAGTCAACTTAAACAACCAGAACCTTGTTGCGTTAATTTTTTAAGCTATAAAAAATATAAAGTTATCATTGAAGAAGTGGAAGAATCTAAAGAGGTTTATATAAAAAGGCTTGATGAATTGTTGGAAAAGGCTACTAATTATAGGACAAAAGATTTAATATTTGACGAGATCAAAAAATTACAAAAGTAACAAATATGTCTATTGAAAATTTTGGTGGTATTTTTAGTACAGAATCGTTTGATTTAGAATTTAAATTCGATAAAGAACTGTTCAATAAAAAGGTGGTTAATGTATTACAGAAAATATTGGATAAAAAATTCGGTCAGGGATACCAAAAATCAAAAATTATACCCGCCTCCAAAGGGTACAATTTCGCATGTCCTATATGTGGTGATTCTCATACATCTACATCAACAAAACGTGGTCACCTGTATTTGAATACTTATTCGTTTAAATGTTACAACGACCATGTTGGTGGAAGTGGATTTATGTCATTGGGTTCGTTTATTAAGTTTTTCAATATGCAAGGTGAATTTTCAGAAGAGGAGATTTACTATGTTGACAAAAAATTTGAGGAATTAATAAAGACATATAAAGACAACTCAGGTAGTACTTTACAAACTATTCAGATGAATGGTATATCTAAAAAGGATTTAGATAACATTTATCAATATATAAAATTGCCTGAAATTAATGAGTATGCTTTCCCAAGAGAGGAAATAATGAAAGCAATGAGGTTGTCTGAAATTGGTAGGTCTTCAAAAGGATTTGAATATTTAGCCAATAGACAAGTTATAACTCAAAAAAATCAATCAACAGCCGAATTTTTGTATAATGATTATTATGATGATCTTTATGTCCTAAATCTTGCATCTGATAAAAAGAATATTATAGGAATGCAAATAAGACATTGCTCCCCAAAGGCAAATCCAAAAAGAAGATTTGATAGTTATGTTTGGTCTGACATTTGGAATAAAGTGTTCAAATGTCCTCAATCAGAGGAATTGTGCCAAAAATTTGATAAACAATCAATGACTTGGAGATTAATGTTTGTGGATTATACAAAGCCTATATATCATTTAGAGGGTGCTATAGATGCTTATTTCCTACCTAATTCAATAGCATCTTTGGGACTTAGCAATACAATAGAAAATAAACAATGTCTATATATTACTGATAACGATAAAGCGGGTAGAACTAAAGCTATAGACTTACTTGAAAAAGGATTTATGGTTTTTAAATGGAAAGAGTATATTGAGGAAATGGAATCTCAAAGATTTTGTGGTATTAGGGATTGTAAAGATATAAACGATATTGTTAAAAAATTTCCTCAAATAAAATTTGATGCTATAAACAAGCATTTTACCAATAACGAACTTGATGCAATATTCCTTTAATCTTTATTTAAAATCTGTAATAAATTCTTTCTTAATAATTTACCATCTTTAATCCAATCTGACTCCCATATAACTAATGTTTGGAATTCACTGTTAGGGTTTACCTGTAATATGTAGTTATCGTTATTTTCCCAAATTGATTCTGCCGTCAAACCATTTATAACGTCTATTGGGTTATAAATTTTGGGGTTGGCATTTACTTTATCTAAAAAATAAACTATTATAAATTCATTATTAACTATAATAGATTTGTTATCCAACAATTGTATATTTTTATCATCAAATTTTGATTTCAAAAATCTATGAATCATTGTAAATATCAATTTGTTTTTTGTATCTGCAGGATTACACAATGTACATATCACTTTTCCTCTTCTTTTCCTAGTTCTGTAACTTTCAACAGAAATAATAAATTCTGATTGACAGAGATTACAAAAACATTTGTAATCAAACTTGGTATGCTTATTTAAAATAGTCATATCAGGTAATTTCCTATATGGTGAAATACAATTTATATTATTACATACAGTTGAATACCCATACAAGCCGTTTTTATTGTGATAATTTAACGGTTTACCGCATATTTTACATGAAACATAATCAAAACTGTTGTTGCTTATATGGTACACTCTCTGAGATAAAGATATGTCATCATACTTTAGGTTCAGAAAAGATGTCAAATTTAATATTTCTTTATATTCTTTTTTCTCAACAATTATTCTTTTTGCTACAAATTTTGATCTCTTGTACCAATCTACAAGATATTGATTTTTGTTTTCTGACATATATAGTAACTAATTAATTTTACAATTTTATACATTCGTATGCTTAGAAGTGTCAATTTGATATAAATTATGTCAGTTTGTCATAATGTCAGTTTATTATAAATTATGTCAGTTTGACAGTTAAATTATTAAAAGATGTTAAAATTATGCTTTTTGTGTTAAGGTTTGTTAAAAATTATACGAACTGACATATATAATAATAAATTTGGCACGATTTTTGTAGTAATTTAGGAAATAATTTAAAAAATAGAAATTATGAAAACAATTAAAGACCTTAAAAAATCCGATAAATTCAGTTTTAATAGTACAGTTTATACAGTTTCTAGAAAATGGATTAATGGTTTATCATCATTAATAGCATATGATAATATGAACGAAAGGTCTGATTTTTATTATGAGGGCTTGGAGGTTGAGGATGTGTCACCAACTGTCACCAAAATCTGACAATACATCATTATTACTATTATAAAGGTACTGAATAATTCAAAAAATAGAAATTATGGCTGATTTCAAAGCAAGTAAAGATCAACAAGACGTTTTCAATTATATAACTGATTCAAAAGGAAATGCACTCATTCAAGCTGTTGCAGGTTCAGGTAAAACTACAACTATAGTTAAAGCATTGGATTTAATACCAATTGGCAAGAAGATTGTTTTCATGGCATTCAATAACAGTATAGTTAAAGAAATCAAGAAGAAAGTAGATGAACGCATACATGTAACCACATTACATTCTTTCGGTGCTAGAGCCTATGGAAAAGTATATAAATACGAACTTGATGAACTTAAATATTTGAAATTGCTTAATGGAATATTTGCCAAACTAGATGGCGATGACTCAATTATCAAGATGTTTAATTATAACAAACAAGACCTACCTTTGTTCAATAATTTCGTTATTGAGGATGAAATCAAGAACAGCAATTTTGAAAGTTATAAATCAAACATTTTAAAACTTGCTGATCTAGGCAGAGTTAATTTCATAGATATTAAAAACAAAGAAAAGGCTATTGAATCGTTAAACGCAATTGTAGACAAATATGGAATTGAAATTATAAATGGTGAGGTTGAGAAGGCGTTTTATTTAATAGTAATAGGTGCAAAAATAACCGATAAAATTGATTTCACAGACCAATTATTCTTACCCGTTCTTTATGATTTAGAAACTTTTAAATTTGATTTTGTATTTGTTGACGAGTGTCAAGATTTGAATACATGTCAAAGATTGCTTATGTTGAAATCCAAAAAACAATATGGTAGATTTATTGCTGTTGGTGATAAAAATCAAGCCATATATGGGTTTGCGGGTGCTGATATAGATAGTTATAATGAATTAGCTAAATTACCATTTACAAAAATATTACCCTTATCTTGCTGTTATCGTTGTGGTAAAAATATAATCAAGAAGGCTCAAAAAATAGTTCCTCAAATACAAGCGTTTGAGGGTGCTAAAGATGGAGAGGTTAAGTATGATGGGAAAATAAGTGATATAAAAAGTGGTGATATGGTTTTATGCCGTTGCGTTTTTCCACTTGTTAAGCTTTGTATGAAATTTTTATCAAAGGGTATTAAGGCTAATTTAATGGGTTCTGACATTTCGGGTCAACTTACTAACTTGATTAAGAATCAGGAACGCAAAAGGGAAGAATTTACAATTCAAAATGTGATAAACAGGTTGAATATGGAGCTTAACAAAATTCTAAGCAAAACAGTGGCAAAACATAGAATATCAGAGAATCAAGCAAAAGCAACAAGCATATATACAACATATGCTGAAAAAATATTGGTAATCCAAGAAATAGCGGGTTCTGAAACAGATGCAAAGAAAGTAATAATCAAAATAAATTCCATCTTTACAAATGATGATAAAAATGATGGTATTATACTTTCATCCGCTCATAAATCCAAGGGGCTAGAGGCTGATAGAGTATTTTTAATCAACAACGATAAAATGCCTCTTTCATTCCCAAACATGAAAGATTGGGAAATGGAACAGGAAAAAAACCTTGAATATGTAGCCATAACAAGAGCCAAATCATTGCTTAGTTATGTACCATTAGAGGAATTTGATGCATACAATGATGCTGAGATAGTTATAGATAACAATAAACCAAGTGAAATCGAACCTAAACATATCGGCAAAATAGGTGATATTGTAAACTTAGTAGGTAAAATAACTGAAATACATGAGGCAATAAGCTCATTTGGCACAAACACTGTTTACACAATTGAGGATGAACATGGAAACATATTCGAAAAATGGGGTATTATAAATAAAAGATTTGTTGACTGTAAAACAGAGGCTGTAGAGGGTAGCATGATTTCATTTTCGTGTGAAATACGTGCACATAAAGAGTTCAAAGGTGAAAAAAGAAATCAAATTACCAATGTCAAATAAACGACATGACAGGCTGTCAATTTGGCAGCCTGTCAATTTGGCAGCCTGTCATGCTTGTTGTAAATTATGTCATTTTGACAGTTAAATTATTAAAAGATGTTAAAGCTTTGTTTTTGTAGTTAAAGTTTGTTAAAAATTATACGAATTGACATATATAATAACAAATTTGGCACGATTTTTGCAGTATAATTTCTTGAAAACAATTAAGTATTATTAATTATAATTTAAAAAATGGAAATTATGTTACACGAAAAATTTTATCTAAACTTAATCAGCAAGTCACAAATCACAAGTGCAAATGCTATTTTCTTTAACAAAGCTATGGGAACTTTTTTAGTTGCCAAGTCAGGAATCAAAAACAACAGCTTACAGCCTGTTGTAATTACAGCCAATGGTACTATACCCGAAAACGGTGAATATTCAGATGGTTTTGTTGAATCAACCGATCAATTGGGGGAATATGTAGAATTAATGAATTCTAGCAACAGCGACTTGAATGGTGACCTACTTTATGTCATTGATAACGGAAAGGGGTCATTACTTGTTGATTTTAGCAATGCTAATGGCGTAGATACAAAATCTGGTGGTTTGATACAATCTATTGATTTGGCTAGCGGTAGTGATTATTCGGTTACCAATGAAATCGTAATTACACCAAAATCTAAAGTAGGAACAAAACTTGATGTTGTTCCTAATGATTTCATTAAAGAGGTTATTGACGAAAAACCTAAAGCAGAAACAAAGCTTAAAACAAAGGTTGTTAAAACAGCAGTGGCTATCGGTACTATTGCAAATCTTTCAAAACTTGAAGAAACTGTGTTAGCCAAATGTATGGATGTTGCGGGGGAAGGTGCAATGAACGCAAACCACACAGGTTTTTCTTTCAGAGTTTGTGAAGGTAACTTATCAATGGCGGGTGCTTTTTCAACTCTGCAACGTAAAGGATATATTGAAACATTCGTTGACAAGTTGGATAAACGTAAGGAAAAATTTTTCAGAATTATCAGGGATAAAGATGGAAAACTTTTGTAGTTGACAAGTGAAAAAAATCGTTATTATAAAATGTGGGAAAACTTTAAATAGTTTTCCCACATTTTATAAATAATAATATAATTTATAAAACACCAATAAACACAACCTATCATGGAGCAAATTAAAAAATCCGTAATTGATTTACTTAATTTTTTGTCATATGATGAAGAATCAAGATTCCTTCCACAAAGTCAAAGCCTTTACTATAAAAAAATAGGAAAAGCAAGCGTTGAAAAACAATGTGATGAACTTGAAAAAGTTGATTTCACGATTGAATATAACATGAACGGATATTCGTTTGAATATATTACATTTGCAAGGGATAAGGCTAATGTTTCTTTACGTGTTAAATATGATGGTATAGCTATTTTACCAAAAAATGAATTCGGCTTACAGACAATCAAAACTTTCATATATCGTGCTTATACTCTAATAAACGATGGAAAATTAAATATAAATGTTTTACCTGTTTTGCCATCCTCCAAATTAATTGAATTCTTATCGGATAATCATATTGAATATAAAAAGGATGAAAATATTCAAATGGAGGGTGCTGTAATAATTAATATTGCATCGTTACCAATAATGGATATATCATATGAATCAATGGGTGATATAAGTTTCCCAACGTTCACGGCATCAAAATTGGTAAGAATTGAAATGGAATTATTTTGGCTACAATCATTGAGGAAATATTTAAAATCTCTGTCTAGCGTACCTTTAGACACACCTTTTAAGCCTACCGTTGAAGTTGATAATTGGCTTAAAAGCATAGGTATTACATCTTACAGCGGATATTCACAAAAAACAGAGGCTGCAGAATCTGATAATACTAATTCGTATAAAATTAAAACTTTAAAGACAAAGATTTCTTCATTATCTAACATACCAACGGTTGAGGCTGTTAATAAAAAAATTGCATCAGGCAAACCATTAACACCATCTGAAAATATATTGAATGATGCAATTAAATGGTTCAATGAATATGTAGCGGATGAATTAAAACCGATAAAATCTGAAAAAATTTATAAAACAGTTAGACAGGAACTAATATATCAACAAGAAAAGGAAACCGATTCAAATATAAAATTGAAACTTTTCCAAATATCACAAATAGGTTTTTATATATTAACAACAGGGAATTGGTTCGAGGACAAAAAAAGTTTCGAGGACAATACTTTGGAATTTGATTATAATGATAAAAAATTTACTGCAACATTTGAATTATCCGAAGATACTGTAAAATTATAATCATTAAGTACTATTTATTAAATGGGCTTCCAAATATACATATTGGAAGCCCATTATATATTTGCAAGTATAAATAAAATAAAACAAGATATATGATATCTAATCCAATATATGATAATTTTTATGCTGCGTTGTCAAGGAACTTTTTATCAACAGTTCCCGAAATTGAAAAATCATTTGGTAAATATTATGCTAAATTTGATTTTCAATATGCTAGCCTTGTTGATTACATGAATTCAACAATTATGACAGCTAGCCTCCATGGTTTAAAAATAAGTACGAATATTCAATCCAATAACGGTTCTATATCATCGCAATTAGAACAGGGCACTAAAAAAACATTCTCAACGGGTCTTAATGCTAGATCAAACACAGACAAAAGAATAACTATTGAATTCAAAATAATGAATAATTATTTTGGGTATTTTTTAATGAGAAAGCTGTTTGTTCATTTTAATAACTGTTATAACAATAATCCAAATTGGTTTCTTCCCGAAATAAATATGGGGCTTATTGACGATTATGGAAATATTATTTTTACAAATATATATGATGATATTGTATTTGAGTCTATTTCAGAAATGTCATGGAAAAAGAATGATGTAGCCGTACAATACAAGTCTTTTACATGTACATTTGTATATAATAGAAACTCAGAAATTGATTGCTTTGACCCTGAATATGAAGGTCATGATGGGTTAAATTCTAAGTTAAGGAACACGGATTCCAAAAACACATCTTACAAAGGATAAAATGCCAAATAAAGATAGAATATTAAAGAATAGATACACTGAAATAAGTGAAATAATAGACAATTCATACATAGCTGAAATTGTTGATATTGGCAAGCTTTCTGAGGGTAATGGTGCAATAAAACTAAAAATATATGGTTTAACGTCATCTGAAATCGGTGAAATAAAAACAGATGATTTACCTTATGCTTACCCTTTATTACCTCTCTCATTTGGCAGTAAGGATGGCGGTGGTGCATATAGCTCACCAAAAGTAGGAACTAAGGTTAGGGTTATTTTTATGAATGATTTTTATCATCAAAGGTACTTTGCACCCGAAACCTTGACATCAGGATTAAAAAAACTAATTAAAGACAATCCTGATGGTGTACATTCTTTAATGTTTGACGAGGATAATAAAATACAAATACATTATACTAAGAATTCAGGCTTTTTAATAGATTTAAAAGGTGCTGTTATTTCTATTTCTAACGATGCAGACAGAATATATTTCAAAAACAAGGATTCAAGCTCTGAGATAGAAATGCAAGGCTCTCAGATAACTATACTTTCAAAAGACGGAATAGATATAACATGCCAAAATAATTGTACTGTTAACGCACAAACAGTACATATTAATGGTGCTGAAACAAAGGTAGGTGCTAATCCTATATATTCAGCTGTGAACGGAGAACCTATGATGTTACTTTTAAAAGGTTTGGCTACTATAATAAATGCCAAAATGCCGATAGATGTAACAGCTTTACAATTAGTAAATAATTTAGAAAAGAAAATACTTTCATCAACTGTTACAACAACACCATAAAATTTAAAAATCATGCTTAAAAATTATACTGACAAACAAATATTAGACAGGGTAAAGTTATTACCAAGTTTTAAGGGTATACCAAAAGGTTATTGGATTGCAGGATTGAGAAGTTTATCAGATACACCAGATCAATATGATGATAAGGCGTATTTATTCAATGGGGAGCTGTTCGTTATGGTTATGCCAATAACAACCAATCCTGGAGCTTTTGGATTACTTAATTTCTTGACTTTCAATTCAAAAGGTTGTGCTGTAGCATTGGCTGATAATTGGAGTTATAATTGTTGGCATGGTGGATGGCATAAGGGCAAAATGAAGGCACTTACTCAAATTGGTTCTATTGCATATACAAGGGATAATAATAAGAATATGAAATCTGAAAACTATGGTAAAATCTATACTGATATTATTGGATTAAATTTTCATACCTGTTCTTATGAAGGTACTATAGCAAAACTTAAAAATTATTTTGGTAAATTAATTGGTAAATGGTCTGAGGGGTGTCAAGTTGCCTCAATACCTGAAAAATATTATCAATTTATTGCCGAACCTTACAAACAAATATCTGTAACATATTGTTTGCTTAAAGAATTTTAAAATTATAAATCTTTTAAATTAAAAAATCATGCTCAAAAATTGGAAAACATCTTTACTTGGGGCTGCTGTAATAGCAGCGGGGGTTTATGTTTTTGTAACTACCAAGGATTTCACTCAAACAGGTATAGCCATTACAACAGGTATCGCTTTAATGGCTGCCAAGGATGGTAATGTAACAGGTGGAACTATAAAACAATAGTTGTACAAAAATTAATAACAGAAGAGGCTCTAGATTTTATTCTAGAGCCTCTTCTGTTATTAATACACCACAAAAACGGTTTGAATTGAAGGAAAATACCTCGTCTGTAGTACGGTGAACTATTTTAGATTATATGTTATTTCTCGTACGAAAATTTTAGTTTATAAAATTCCTTATTACCATTTTTAGATTCCTTAACATTAAATTGCTTTGATAGCTTTTCCATCATAGATTTATCAACATCCTTTAAATCATTCTTTTTGATAGTCATTTTGAATGAAAAATCATCCATTTCATCAATGAATGATGAATGAGTTTCGGGATAATATTTTTGTAATAGCTGCAACATGCTATTGAGTGTGCATATTCTTACACCCTCTTTATGGTGTATTTGGATATCATTATGATCAATGTCTATCTTGTTGAAATTTCTGTAATTATAAACTATAAGTGATGCCTCATGATATTCATCTATTATTGGGAGCAAATTATATTTTTCTGATATATTGTTTGAACATTTGATAAATCCAAAGTCATTAATTAAAAAATAATAATTCTTGTTATCAATCTTATTGAAGAAATTGAATGCTACCTCAACTGTTTCATAGTCATATAATGATTTTAACATAAGGATGTTATCTGAATCAGTTTGTATATCTGATATTTTTTTGATGCCTATGTATTCAAAATCATTTATATCAAATTGGTATAAATTTACATTGATAAATACGGTATTTTTCATAAAATTATTTTTAATGTTTTTAAATTTATATTTTCCGAAGGTATTATTAATCAAAAAGAAACCCGAAGCCTATAACAGATTTCGGGTTTCAAATTCAACATAACATTAAATTATTACACAGCAATAAAAGACGATGATGTGACGGCTCTTCCTTTGATAGTAATACGGTTGATGAACTTTTTAGCAACACCCGCAAACGTTACAATAGTATCAACAACGGCAGCACCCGCCTCAATAAATGAGTCAGGATTGTTACTTCTGTCAAAGATTAATTCATAAGTATCAATTATCTTATATGTATCCTTCATTGTATTATAATACTTACGAAGGATTGTTGATAATGTTGCCCTCATTGTATCATCATTGAAATCAAATACATAGGGTTCGATAAGATTTGTTGTATCAATTTCAAATGTGATTAAAGAATCTCTAACATTCAAATTGTTAAGAGCTGAAACATATTTCTTGTAAGATGTTTCATTACCATAGATAACTAGCTGACCTGATTTACTTATGATTGGATTTATTCCAAATTCAATCAAAGCTCTATATTCATCGGCTAACATAGGATATTCAGTTCCTTTCACACCATCACCTGAAATGACACCCCTGATAATTCCCGCTGCGGGCTTGTGTTCATCTACAGTTCCGAATTTTCTCATGAAAGCATTGGAAACGAATGCTGCGGGCGGTACTGAATTTGTTGTACCATCTGTATCCTTAACTGTGATATTTGGGAAGAAAAATCCCGCAAAGCTAGCACCATCAACCTCACTAGGTAATGAGTATAGCCAATCAGGATTTTCATCAATGTTACCACCTGCAACTATATAATCAATGTTTATTTCAGGTAGAGGATTAACTGCCGTTGGTGTATTGGTAAACCTTGGATTTGACGATTTTTTGAATTCTTTAATTGTAGGTGCGTTAAGCAAGCCCAAGCATTTTTGTCTACGTTTAAAGAATTGTGTCAAGTAAGATTTACTTCCTATTTCAAGACCGTTGTTGAATGTATCAATAAAATAACGGAAATTTACAAGTTCAGGGTCAACAAGTGCATCACCTATTGATGTATCTGTAAGAGTTTTGTAAATTTTTTGAATCCTCATATTGGATTTATCGGGTAAAGATGATTGCTTAATTTGAAATCCATCCAAACAGAATAAATCAAGCACCGTGGAAACAGAACTAAATTTGTTAAACATTTCTACAGTATTTGTATTGGCTAATACCGAAACAACTATAGTATCAGCACAAGTAACTATGAAGGCATTATTAATTAATGAATCACCAACAATAGTATTCTTGATAGATGTTATTCTTGATAATATAGGGTTTTCTGATGTTCCACCAACCAAATACTTGCCGATAGAAATATTACCTACGGTATTGTCAACAATTACTGAATTGGAGTTAATTTGTGATAAAATTTCAATTCTTGTTGATAAAACCTCTTGTGTTGAAACAAAATTTGCAATACCATCATTGGAGAACGTATTTGCCGATACATCGCTGCTAGCGGGTTTAACCGTCATAGTTAAATCGGTAAAAATATCTATTTTGTAATATTCTCCAAAAATAGCTGTAGTATCAACACCATATGTTTCAGTTGAATATCCCATAATTTCTGTTATCATTATGTAATATTCATCACCATCAAGTAATATTTTATCACCTGTTTTCAAGTACCCTGATTTATAGGCTTTAACAAAATCAGAATCTTTGCCCGCAACAATTGATAAATTATCAGATGTTAATTTGAAAAAGTTAATATTGCTATATATCTTGGATACGGCATCAATATTAACATAGCTTACACTATCAACCTCTAAATCTTTATTGGCGTTACCGAGTTCAATGATTATTTGATTAGTAAATTTAGAAATTTTCCTTACTATAAGTTCCTGAGTTGATGTTGTTACAACACCTGATGTCACCCCATCAGCAGTGGCATTTCCCGAAAAAATATCACCAACTTCCACATATCCTTTGACATTTTCAAAGTTTAAGTAACCCGCTAATACTGTTAAAATTATCTTTTTTGGTAAGTATACAACAGAAACATGTGCAGCTGCAGTGTCAATTGTGATATTGCTTACCTCAAGATTTTCGGCAAATGTATAATTGTTAGTAAGTGCAGCGTTGTAACTCATTACATTAATGGCTGTTTTACCACTGTTGATTAATCTATGACCTACTAAGTCAAGAAATCCTGAATTTTCACCATATTCGAATGAATCAAGTTGTTCTTCATCAATAGCACAAATAGCACCAAGATTTAAAACCGATGAATTTATTTGAGAATCAATAGATAAGTTTGTACCATCTTTGTCAACAAAGTTAGGTATAACAATACCGCTAACTCTGAATTTTGATGCAACTTCATTATCAGCAATAAAGTTTTCTAATTGACCCGCAATAAGTCCATTTTTATCAAAGTACTTGCTGAATGTTGTGTCAACTGATAATGATTCATACTTGTTTGCCGAGTAATCACCAATAACAGCGATTATTTCGATAAAATAATCGGAAATTAAATCTGATGGATTCAGGTAAGCGGGTATAGCCTGATCTTTGTACCAATCACGAACTGAAATATCAAATCTTTTAGCCTCTATTTTTTTGATTATAAAAGATAATTTTTGATTACTCAAATTTACAAGAGAAAGCAACTTTGACTGATCTTGTGATTCACGTGTAGCCAATAAATATTCCTTTGATGGAACAAAGAATCTTTCTTTCTGATAGTAGCTAGCCAAAAGTTTGGTGTTTTTGGTAGAATTATCAGATGCTGAGTCCAACGAAAAGCTCTGATATTGTGCTGTATCGGCATCTGCTACGGGGTTTCCTTCAGGGGTTACCTCATTATTAAGAGGTATAAGGTTCATAGCAAGTATAGCTGATTCTTTCAAGGCTATTTCGGCTGACCTGTGAAAGAAAGAACCTTTTCTTTCAAGAGATTTATCGATATTTCCGAATAATGCTCTGAATGTTTTAGTATCTCCTTTTTCAATATAAAATGGTCTGTTTATATGACCAATTTTTGAAGAACCCACAACCAAACATACTTGTTTGTTGTTTACAGGTTGTGGAGTATCTGACTCATTGTTGATGATAGTCCAAACTCCCGCACCCTGATATTTGTAACGTAAATCACTTAGTGTGATTAATTGGTTTGCCATAATAATAAGGATTAAATGATGATTATTAAATTTTGTTTATTTATTTAACTGTTTATATATATAATAAATTGACATATATAATAATAAATTAAGGATAAATGGATAAAAAAACCCGATAGTAGCTAAACTATCGGGTTTTTAAATTTAAAATAGAATTTCGATTGCTATTAGATCAAATCGTAACCACCATCAACATTACTTTCAACAACGAAAGTCATGTATTGCGATTCAGGTTGTGTACCCGCAACAGCAATTTGGTAACGAGATTTAAGCAACGATTTCTGTGACATCAGACCTTCAACAACAGCCGAAATTTTTTCAGCCAAGATGTAAGGGCAGAAGAAAAGTCCTGGCTTACCTTCCAATGATTTTTTGAAAGTAACGATACGACCATCGTTCAAATCCATCAGACCATCTTCATAAATTTTGATTCCGTTAACGTCACCAACCAAACCAAGGTTATTGTCACCACCAATTATGTTCATATCGGCGGGTGCAGCAGCATAACCTTTTACGTCACGAATTGATGTAGCATTTGTTCCATTCATAACAGATGTATCAGCGATACCGTTACGACCACGATTTTTAACTATACTTGCTGAATAGTACATACGGGAAATAATCCTACGTTGTAATGTCGATAAATTTTCGGCAATAGCACCTGTAGCGGGAAGAACACCCTTAGAGCCTGCGATTGTTTTGGTTGTATCAGAAAGATCAACAAACGAATAATTGTTTGATGTTTCATCTGATGGAGCAATGTAACAGTTAAGCGATTTTCCTGTTACGTTATTAACGTTAACGTGATGTTGCCATCCCGCAGCGAAAATGTAACTCAAAATATGGTTATTCAAAGATTGAGAAAGTGCATCCTGTAAAATGGTATCACCAAATTCCAACATGTCAAAATCATGATCCATTTTGGCATCCTGAATTTGCTCAATAGTGAAATCAACAGTAGCATGGAATGTTCCCGCTGTAAAGTTGTCATTCCACATACGTGCCGAATAGTTGTTAACATTTGCTGTTTCACCAACTTCACGAGAAAGTGGACTAGCTAATGTTTTACCATTGTTACGAGAGGTAGACATTGGGGTAGTACCATCAAATCCCTGACCTGTAAACCCTGATACGAAATTGGTAAATCCGTTAACATAATCAACGGTTGCGGGGTCGTAAGTAAGACCATTAACAGGTGCTACTACAGCATCGATTATTTCGGCAACGGTTTTATCAGCAGAAGCGGGAGCAACGCTAACCAATTGGAAAATAATGTTTCCATTGTAATAATGTTTCCCAACAAATTTTAATGTTACATCACCGAGAACAACTGTATCACCCGCAGCATAAGCTGTTGTAGCAGTACCCGTAGCTTTAACCTGAAATACAGGTAATCGGTTAGTTGTTGAGTCTTTTTTACCGCCAGCATAGATAGGTTCTGCAACAACTACCATAATAGACGATTTGGTCATTGGAAGAGTTGTTAACAAATCAAGACCTGCCGTGGCAGCCGATACATCAACGAATACACCAAATAATTTCTGTAACATTTCAGCAGAACCACGTGAGGTATCAGCTGAATCCAAAGGATTGTTACCAAAGCTAAATGCACCTTTACCAGGAGTATTTGCTGTAGTGGCGGCTTCAAAAACTGACCGAGTATGTGCCATCAAAGCAATAGTTTTGATTTTACTTTCGTTTACTTTCATACCTTTTTCGGCAAAACGTTTTTCCAATTTAGGAGTCCAACGTTCAAAGATTTTTTGTTTTACGTTTGCATTCATGATTATGAATTTAATAAGTTTTAAAAAAATTGTTTATTTGTTTGTTACAGTCCAACCATCCGTTTGATGTAGTCATCATCATAGTCGAAATTAGTTCCCTCAAAAATAGCTACGTTGTTAATACCTTTGTCCAAGTTTAATGATTCCCAAATTGCTTCGAGTTCCAAATTAGATTTTGGGTTTTTAAATGCAACATAAGCTAAAATTTCGTTTTGTGTTTTGGAAGCCAAGGATTCAAAAACATTACTATATTTCTGAGGAATTTCATTTAATACAACACTATTCTTACCTGTTGATCTTATATTCCCCTTAACGGCATTGGCGATTATTTTGTTTATACTATCATCAAGTTTTTCAAAAACTTGCTTTCTTTTGTTAGCAAGCTTCTTACTTTCGTTAATAGTATTACTTTGTTCTGTTTGTAATTGTCCTGTTGCATTTACTGAATTTACTATAGCATTACTATATTCAGTAATGCTATTAAGCCTTACTTGCATTACAGCAATTTGTTCAGACATGCTAGCTATAACAGAGCTTTGACGTTCAACCTGAGTATTAACAGCATTAAATGTTTCAGAAATAACATTCATATATTCTGTTATAGAATTTACCCGTTTTGAAATTATATTTACTTTGTTTAAGCTTGATTTATTAGCCAAATCGACTTTTTGTGCTACAGATTCAATAGTAAGTTGATTTTGACCTTGTATAAAAGATTCAATAGTTTCATCATCATCGCCTTCAACCATATCGTAATCAGTACCATAAAGGTCGTTGAAATTTTGTATTACACCAACTTTATCAGAGGAAGGTGCATCAGATGTTGTAACAAAATTTTCAGCATTTTGTACCTCTTCCGACTCTTTAATGTATTTCGACCTTAAATTTTCATTAACGCTTTTGACCTTATCACAAGGAATAGAGCCAATCAATTTATCACCTTTTGAAACCTCAATAGATTCATTGACTTTCTTAAGTTCAAATTTACCTACAATTACAGATTCATTGATTTTTAATACCTTTTGTGCAGCCTGATTAAACTCTTTAAAGGATATATAGTCCATGCAATTTGTGAGCCCACCCAAGGTTTCATCACTTTCATAAATTCTACGGAATGTTTTATTAAATTTTCTTATTAAAGATTCGTTGACTTGGCTTTGATTCCATTGATGAGAATCATCATTAGATTTATCAGCCTCATAATCTTCCACCATTTTATCTGTAACCTCTTTAGCCGCTTCCTCCTCAGATATTCCATCAGTATCCGCTATTTGCTTGATAAGTTTTTTCTTTGATTCCTCAAATGTATCGGATTTTTTTGCTTCTTCTTTTTCGTTAACTACATCACCCATATCCTGTTCAACAATGTCAATAACTTTGTCAAATACCTCAGCATCATCAAGTATGGCATTTATTCTGTCAACAGTTGTATCTGTGACAGATTTTGCAACATCTTCGATTGGTGCACCTGTTGCATCGACTATTAAAGCAACGATATCTTGTTTATCAAGTGTTTCATCCTCATTTACTTTCAAACGTTTCAAACGCTTGTTAAATTTTGATTCATTTACTTTGAATCTAATTTGTGGTTTCAACGATTTTGATAAAATAATTAACGATTCATTGATTTTGCCAATGGCAAAATCAAATTCTTTTTTACCAACAGTTTCCATAATATTTTGGCTGTTTTTATATTGTTTTGTTTTTTCTTCGTTTGGTGTGAAATCATCAGGTTTTTCCATCAAGTACACCATTGCTTGATTTTCGGTTGGAAAGCACTGTTTTGTATCTTCCTGATATTCGGGAAGATCATTTATACTTGTTAAAGCTACCAACTTATCATTTTTGTAATCATAGACAATATGATAAGCTTCTGTTTTAGCTGTATTTTCAAAAATTTTAACAAATGATGAATGGTTTTCAACAGACTCAAGAACACGCAATAATTTGGCTTGCTTAAATCCTGGCTTGTAAACAATATCAAAAGTATGAATATTATCCAAATGAACCTTACCATCTTTGTCTATTATACCCGATGCCCTAGATGAAATGAAAATAGGCATTTCAGCATCGGCACAAGCTTTTGCATCTTTTCCCAAATGAGTGTCAAGTAATTTAATTCTTATTTTGACTTGTTTTGTTTCTATCTCATACCACAGGGCTAATATGATATGCGAAAGCTCCCTCATTTTAGGTGTGAAAATATCTTTTTCATCATCCTCTGCATCCTCAGGGTGGTCTAAACTTCCCGCCAATGATTTTTGTGCTATTTGTTCAGCTAAAGAACCATTAACAAAGCCTAAATATTCTTCCTCGTCATATTCTCTTCCGTTTCTGTTCCTTTCAGAAAAATCAGCACAGATACCTTCAAATATATAATCATTATACACCCCTGTAGAACTCTCATTTATCCGCTTCATTGCAATTTTGAAGCTTTCAAAGATCATTACATGTTGAGTTGTAGGAGTCATAATTTGTTGTTTTTGTTTTGATTATTTATTACTATGTCCATTTAATAATATATCAAATTATACACGGCTTCCATACCCCAAATTATTAAGTTTCTACATATAGATATTAAATTGAAATATGAAAATAATAATTAAACGGCAATATAAATAATAAAACACTTAACATTATGTGGAATTGCACTGTAATTGAAAACTGTCTGAATCACCAAATCGATAAAATGATGTTCGATTTCGGCAATGGAATCTTGCTAGTAACTGATTGTGAAACAAAAATAACTACAAGATATCACGGAAAAATAACAGTCCGTGAATATATAGATTGTTTTACCTTTAACGATGTAAATTCATTGGTTAAAAGCCTATCAGAGGAAATAATCAAGAAAAAAATGGTATAAAATGGACAAAAATAAAACAAACCTTATAGAGGCATTAAAAAAAGAACGTGAAATATTTAAAAATAACGGTAAAGATACTACAGATCATGATGTAACTATTGAATATTTGGAAACGGGCTTAACTAAAGAAAATCCTGATAAATTTGAATTACTTGATGCAGCAATTAATGATTATAAATGTCTGTGCTCAGATTATCTAAATTAGTAAGAAATAATTATGGATGAAAATTTAGAGGATTTGTTCTTGTGTTATGGTAAATTAACCCGAAAGCAAATCATACATCATACATCTACAGGTACTTACTCCATACCTGTATGCCCTGTGTGTGGTGAAATATTAAAATGGAAAAATGGGAAGTATCAATCATATTGTTCTAAAACTTGCCAATACATATTTTTCAATTCAGAGGAGTATAAGATATCTTTCAAGGAATTATCTATTAAAAAATTTAAGGTAGATAATCCTATGAAAAATGAAATGGTTCAAATATCTCAGCAAATATCAACATTTTCCAAATATCTTTCTAGAAATTATACATCATCTGATGAATATAAATCAGAAATAGAAAAAACAAGGACAAATGCTTTGAAATCAGATGGTTATTTTGAAAAAGGTTATAAATATATTGGATATTTAGGAAAAGGAAAACACAAATACTTTTGCCCTAATTGTGAGGAAACATTTGAAACCAATTTGTATAATAAGCGTAAAAATAAATCAGAAATATGTACCAATTGCAACCCTGTGAGCTATTATAAATTGAAATAATGACAAGAAAGATAATTTATGGAAACTCAGAGGAAGAATTAAAAATCATGCCAAATGACAGTATTGATTTAATAATTACATCCCCACCTTATGCTAACAGAAGAAAAATGGTATATGGCGGTATTAATGAAAATGAATATATAGAATGGTTTAGACCTATTGCCATTGAAATAAAAAGAATATTAAAACCAACAGGCAGCTTCTTTCTCAATATAAAACCACATATAAAAGACGGTGAAAGAAGTTTATATGTGTTCGACCTCATTTTAATGTTAAAACGAGAAATAAATTTTTATTTCGTAGATGAATATTCATGGGTAAAGCAAGCGTTCCCTATTGGAAACCATGGTAGATTTAAAAATGCTTTTGAGCCTGTATATCACTTTACAAAGTCAAGCCCTAATGGCATTACATTCAATCCATTGGCTTGCGGTACTAAAGTAAGTGATGAAACAATAAAAAGAGCAGCTAGGAAAAACTGCAAAAAATCAACCAATGGTGCTGTTATGGCTGTAAATCGTACAAATATGGGTGATTTGGAGCTTGCTAGACCATCTAACATAATTTATGCTTATAATATAACCAACCAATCTAGTAAAAAAATGAATCACAGTGCCGTATTTCCTGAGCAACTGGTGGAATTTTTTATTAAATCATTTAGTAATGAAAATGATTTAGTACTTGATATGTTTGCAGGTAGTGGTACAACAGGTATAGCATGTGATAAATTGAATAGAAATTTTATAATGATTGATAAAGAAGAAGATAATATACATCTTATGGAACATCTTATTAATAAAAAAGATTACATACCAATATTTGTTAGAAACAAGCATAATTTACCTGATAATTTACCTAATCTTATTTATATAGGTAGAGGCTCTGCATTCGGAAATCCATATTCTCAAAAAGAGGACACAAAAGCCGAATTTGTAGTTTCATCAAGAACCGAGGCAATAGAATCTTATAAATTATATTTTAATAACAAATATGAATCAGATTTAATTTTCGCAAGTGAGGTTAATAAATTAATCAATATATATGATTCAGGTGAGGATGTAAATCTTGTTTGTTATTGTAAGCCAAAGGCATGTCATGGTGACTATATAAAGCAATTTATAATATCTCATAGTGGAAAATTAAGCCTATTTTAAATATAAATTTGTATGAGTTGTATAGAATGTGGTAATAAAAAAACTGTACCGAGAAGAAAAATCTGTTATCAATGTAGATACAAGAGGTCAAAAATTTCTCAGCCTATACATCTAGCATATTATTCGTTAAAATATCACGCAAAAGAAAGGAATAAAGAATTTTCATTGACATTTGAACAATTTGAGCAATTCTGTGTTAAGACAAATTATATAAGTAAGAAAGGAATCAAAAAGAATAGCTATCATGTTGACCGCATTATAGAAACAGAAGGATACAATATTGGCAATATACAATTATTAACAAATTCAGATAACATACGGAAGTATATCAAATTTGTAAGAATAAATGAATTTAATAAAAAAGAATTTACAGTTGAAACAGTAAATTATAAAATTGAAATCACAGCACCATTTTAAATATAAAATTAAAAACATTATGGCAGAACAATTGTTTATAAACAGATTTGAACCAAAAGGAATTAATAATTTCGTTATACCACAACGTATTAAAGACCTTTTCATTGATGAAAATAATGATGAAAAAGAATTATCGGGTAATTACCTTTTTTATGGCACTCAGGGTTGTGGTAAATCGTCATTAGCCAAGAAAATTTCAAAAAGCTACAGACACTTATATGTAAATGCTGCCATGTCGGCACGTATTGACTATCTTCGTGATGTAATTGATGAATTTGTAAATGTTCACCAAATTATTGATAGCGATGATATTAAATTCAACAGGAAGATTGTTATACTTGATGAAGTTGGTCAGGTGGTTTCTGATACATTTTGGGAAGGATTAAAAGGATTCATTGATATGTACCAAGAAAACGTGTCGTTTGTGTTTACAACCAATTTTTTTAATAAAGTTCCTGACCCTATTAAATCACGGTGTAACAGCATTAATTTTAATTACTTGGATTCATCAGAGGAGGAAATATGTAAAAGGGGCTACTTATCTAGAATGAAAGGTATAGTAACAAAATTAGGCATTGAGCATGAAAATTCAGATATTATACGGATAGCTGATAAGTTCTTCCCTGATTTCCGTCAAACATTGGTTTACTTACAATCACTTGATAAATCAGGTATTAAATCGCTTTCAGCTCAAACATTACAAAATTTTGAAATGAGGTTTGTTGACGTTTATGAACTGATACTTAATTCTAAATCATCCACACCTGAGGCAATTCATAAGATTATAACACAACAATATGCCGTTATTGCCGATGAAATTATTGCATCAATAGATGAAAAATTTGTTGGTTACATTCTTGAAAAGGATAAAGCCAAATATATGAAATTCATTCCTGACATCATTATATTAACAGCCGATTACTCATTCAAGCAGAAAATGGCTGTGGATGGTGGAATCTGCCTTAAAGCATTAATTTTCTCACTTATTAAACTTATAAATAATTAAACACAAAAATGGCTAAGAACACTGTAGAACCAATCTCATTCAAGGAAGTTGCTAAAGAAATAACCACTAGTTATGGTATGTCAGATGCATTCGCATTAAATATGCAATTACTTTTTGAACGTTGTTTTGACAACGAGGTAAAACAACGAGGATATAGAAGGACATCAAAAGTATCCAATGTTAAAACTGTAAAGGAAATGAAACATATTATTTCTAACAAGGAATATTGTCCACTTCCGATAGAGGTTATTCCAAACAATATGGGCATTGACTTAAATCAGGTTGACACCATAGAATGGGAAAAGCAAATCGATGGTAAGTTAGTTAATCTTACTATTAATTTTATGGCGTAAATTGTGGCAAAACTTAAGGAAACAGATTTATCAAAACCAATATCGAATTATTTTCAATCACTATTTCCCGATTGTGAAATTTTTTACGAGGTAAAGAGTTATGGCTCTCGTAAAATAGATGTGGTGGTTCGCTCAAAGGAACAGTTGATAATATCTGTTGAACTTAAGTTAAGCCTAAATTTAAAAGTTATATATCAAGCACATACCAACACAGAATTTTCTCATTACACCTTTATAGCTATCCCCAAGAAATCTGTAATGAAGATTAAAAAAGATTTCATAATATCAATATGTAGAGCACTAAATATAGGAATTCTTATAATCAGTAATTCGTATAATGAGTTTAAAACAGAATTGTATTTCCACGAAATCATAGAAAAAAATCCAAAGAAAAAATTAAAATTATTAGAGGGTCAAAAAACATTTTCTCAAGGTGGAGAATCGGGTGGGGCTTGTTATACTCAGTTCAAACAAACCTGTGAACATATAATAAAATTCCTCAATACCTGTGAAGGGAAATCATGCGAATTCGATTATCTTATTGATAGTATTGATCATCACTATAAAAACAAAACATCGGCAAAATCCTCGTTAAAGAAGTATATTGCCGATGGTGTAGTAAAGGGTGTTAAGATTGTAGGAAATGAAATAAGTATTATACCTTAATTTGTTTCCATTGTACCATAAAATCATCAGGAATATCAATAGAAATAACCTGCAGCAATACTCTTACTTTTTCCCAAGCAAGCACGTTGTATTCAAGTTTTGTGTGAAAGTCCAAGTCCTTATTAATTTCAATTTCCTCACGAAGTCTTTTAATGTGTTCATCGATTGTTTTGGCTGTTGTTTCAAGGCTTGTAGGATTTAGCATTGTTAAAACTGTTTGAACACAAGCATAAATAGATTGATGATCTTTAAGCTGTTCCTGAGCAATTTCAAGGTTTTGTTGATTTTCATCTGTACTTTCCGCTTCAAATTTTTCAAGTGATAGCTGTACCTGTTTACCACACATTTTGGTATTCCCCGCTATAACTTGGAACATAGCCGCTTTTTCTGATGGGTCGATTAAAAATTTTGACATTTAATTTTAATTTTAAAGATTTGTATAATTGTTTAATAAATTGATAGATTATTAATTCTACTAAATGTTTCTTCTGTACAGCAGAAAACCTCTCTTTTTAATTCTCTATATTCTCTAGCTATTGAATGGTTCTTAGAAAATTCAAAGGCAGCGGGAAAGTCAGGCGATATATTTTCTCCATATTCAGAGTAGAATATATTATAATCGCTGTTGTCTTTCATCCATTGAAAGAATTCATCATAATTAAAACCTATACCATTATAATGAGATTTCTTGGATTTATATGGTATATCACAGTAAATTACTGAATCTTTAACTAGTTTAATATTACGATAATCTTTATTAGAATACTGAATCTTTTTTAAATCATCATTCAGTTCCACATTTTTAACGCCATTGTATTTCTCTATATGCACAAGCCTAAATTTATTAAACCTTTTGATATAAGACCTTTTTAATTCCAAGGTTTTTAAATTAGTTAAATCTTTCAGAATATCAAATTTTTCGGGCATCCATTTTTCAAAGCCATCAAACGTAAAAATATAATCTAAATCCTTTTCATCAATAGTTTCATTTACAACTATATTATGAAAACATTCAGTTAATTTTTCCTTGTCTGTGTGGTATCCATAAGTTAGTAAATCACCACAGTATGAAAATACAGACCTTATTAATCCATCTCTAACAGTTTCATGAGCATCTTTAGATTTAAAAAACTGCTCTCTTGATATAAATTCAGTTATTGCTAATGATGTATAAAATGTTCCATTGAATATACTTTCAACAGTAAGCTGTACATCTTTTTGTATGTCGTTATACAAAACTTTATCAAAGTATTTAGAGGCATAATAGCTCACAGAGCCTGAACCACCAAATAAATCTATGAATACTTCTGAATTTGGAAATCTGTGCTTGAATTCAGAAACAATAAAATCAGCATTTTGCTGCTTACTACCTTTGTATGATAACATTGATTGATTGGCTTATATTATGTCAAAATAATTAGAAAAATAATGTATAATCATACCGAAATCCTCAGCAAATTTTATTTCTTTGGCAGTATTATCACCAATATATTCATCAACATCAATAACAAAAATGCTATCAGACTTAAGTATTTTACATTGATGTACGCTATGTAATGTTTCTATTTCTTCATTAGTCAATATTATATTGTCAGACTTTGAAAACATAGCTAAAGAGTAAACGACATTACCTTCTAATGATAGTTTTTTATTAACTTCTTCAAAAACTGTCTTAAATTTAGTAGAACCACACAAGGTTATATATTCTTGCTGTGGTAAATTTAATTTTGCTCTTAATTGTTGAAACATTATATTTTATTTTTTATTACATTAATGCCTGTATACATTTTTATATACAGGCATTAATGTAATTTTCAATGAGTGATATTAAAATTCCTCTAAATCTTGTATGAATTTACTATATTTTGGTCTATCTTTTTTGTCACAAAAGTATGATATATCATTAAGTCCTTTTACAATTAATATCAAACTTGTATCACCTTTTGGATTAGAAAATTTTAATTCTGATGATATATTGAATATTATTAATTAACATCGCTAACACCGCTAACACCCGATTGATTACCACAATCTTTACAATCTTTACAATCTTTACACGAATAACAATTGGTACAATTGGTACAATTGGTACAACCTCTGTCAGCTAAAGAATATTGACCAAGTTTTTCACAATTAGTACAATTTTTGGAATGGTCAGATTTAATACAATTTTTACAATCATTACAGTGTTGACAATCAGTACAATCAGTACAATTTTTACAAAAATCACAATCTATACAATTAGCACAATCAGAACATTGTATACAATTCACACAGTCTTTGCAATTTGTACTACCTGCCGTATCTATACAATTGGTACAGTTCTTTAACTTCGTACTGATATATGTTGCTTCTCCTTTTTCATATTTGGATTTACTCCATTTATTACCATTATTAGGGTCAACCCAATAATCACCATGTGATTCTAAAATTGTATCATCACTATTTATGTTATAACCTTCAAAAATTTTTAATTTCTTCATATTATTTTATATTTTTATATAATTTATTGTATTCTAGTCATAACGAAATCATAAGTAGTTTCGTTAACACAGGTTATATCGAATATTGGATATTTTTGGTCACCCAAATTATCAATAGTTCCAATAAGTTTAGAATAAGCTTTATTTGAACCCGAAACAGAACCATCGGAATCGGTGTAAATATATATCGCTCTGTTTTGTATATCAACAGGATGATTAAAAACAATACGCATGGTTTGCCCGTTTTTCCATTTTGTTGATAAATCATTTACTTTGATTACCAAATTTGCTTGAGCCGTTTTTTCAATAAAATCATTCTCATGATAAATTAATGTTGATAGAGGTTGTAATACAATTATGTTATTACCACTTAGTTCATTGCCCGTTGAAAAATCAAAATTTTTCTTGATAATATTATTATATTGTTGGGTATTGTTGGTTAATGTTATATTTTGGTCAGTTACTACAGCCGTAATACCCTGCATTCCATTTACAGAAAATAATACATTAACATCAACATCTGTTTTGCCTTGAAGTATTTGAGTGATCTGAGCTTGTTGTTTACCAAGTAAGCCCAATATTGTAGATTCATCAACATTATCAACCAATAATTCATTTTGTTTTTTTAGTATTGCTGAAATGGTTGTTAATAAATTGGAATCAGCTAGCAACCTTTGATATTCTTCATTTTGAGCAATTAATGTTTTTGTGTATGATAACAGTTCCTCATAATTTCTTGATAATAGTTGAATGTTATTTATGGCATCCAAGAACATTGACATTGACAAAGTATTGTAATCGTTTACTGATACCTCTATCTTTTTATCAACAGTATTGGTCGAAACATCAAATTTAAAATTAAGTTTAAGACCATAACCATTACCTGTGTTTCCTAAGAAATTAGATTGTTTTATTTTTTCAAGTGATGTTATCTGAGATATTACATCAACTACAGGTACAATATCGTCAAGAAACAATACACCGAATAAATTTGTTGACCTTATAGTTTCATCATTTGCATCATATACGTCATAATAAAGCAATAAGGTATTAAAATCAAAATTTGCCGCACTTGGTGTATTATTAAACTGTGTAAATGTTGAAATTTGATCTATGTTATCATTATTATAATTTACAACCTCTTGATAATTTTCAATATCAAAATCTATTGAAATGCCATCAAGCCTTGAACGTTTGAATATCACAGCCGTGCTTCCACCACCTCTTGATATAGTATCAGTTGTAGCATCGTTAAATACAGGGTCTGTAATATAAGAATTTACAGCAAACGCCTTTGAACCATACCAAGATGTTGGTTTTGATGTACCGTTAACAACATACGTCAGCCCACCCTCATTAATGTCTATATCATAAACAGCATCAACCGACAAACCTGCAGATGTAGGATTATCATCAATAGTTCTACCTTTTATATATTCGGGGCTTGTAGTAACCTGTATTACAGTATCCTCATTATAATTTTCATCGGATATAGACTTGAAAAGCACGGTAGGTGTATTACCATTTTGAGATGGAATATTTATATAGACCTCGTTGAACTGATTTTCATTTTGTTTAGTGTTAGAACCTTGCATTTCTACATGTCCTATATATTCCACAACTCTTTTGTAAGTGTTAGCGGATGTGTTTTCCTCTAAAAATCTACTGTCGGCAAGAGAAGATACTTTCTTTGTGTTATCAGCATTTTGAAATCTTAAAGCACCAATCTCTTTTAACCATTTAAAGAAGATACGCTCAGATACTGTCCTTAAATTAGCCCTGTTATAGATACTTTGACTTGTAAGATTAGCCTCAAAATTCATGACATAGTTCTGAAAGCTTTCAGAAAAATCAAGCTTATTCTGTGCATTTGGTTCTGTTAATTGAGTATTTAAACCATTCACATAATGACCCTCTATGTTTAGAAAGTTCATAGAATTTTGGGTATTACCACCTAATGTTGGTTGTATTTTGGGTAAGTTTAATAATGCATAATGTGAAAACAAAAACTTGTTAGTATTGCTTTGAGGCATAAATGATGCATTGAGGTCTTCCGATGCTGACGGCATTGTAATAAATACACCCTTTTTAAAAAGTGAGAGAAGTGGAGTAATCATATAAATTATATTTTTAATTATTTAACTCGATGTATAAATACAGAAATGACTGTCATTATAAGCAATGACAGTCATTAAATTAATTACTTTACTGTTGTTGTCTGTGTATATCAGATTCAGAGTATGCTATCAATGTATCTTTACCCATAACAAATACGTAGCAATGGATTCCTTTTACCTCCCATTTTCTGAGTAATTTTAAATTACGCATATTACTTGGGGTTTTTACAATTTTTGGGGTTTCATTCTTTGGTATTGTATATGCATTGGATGAAATGATACCAAAACAACAAACCAAAACAACACCAACGATTATTGCCACCTTAACTGTAGTGCCTATTGTACGCACAATTAACTTTCCATTTTTCATTGTTAATTTTGTTTAATTATTAATTTTTTATATAATTTTTATATTATGATATTGTCTTACGTGTCAAATATCCTTAGATTCTACTCGTATAGTCCTTAATTTTGACATTAATTCTTTATGTTTTCTTCTGTTTTCAATGGCTTCATCTGATTCAACAAATATTGCATTATCGGGTAATAAATTTCTAAAATTTAATGGTATATCACCCTGATGCCAAAGGTTTTTTGTCTGAACAATACGACCATCGTTAAATATGATTTTAAACTGTCTTCCGCCATGACCTTGAAAAAACGTTTCACTACTATCAGGATAAAAAGTATAATGGCTACCATTAACAATGGCTATTTTTTTTGAGTACCCGTTTGTACCATTTCCGTAGCTTTTAACTTTCTCATTCCAAAAATTAATATGAAAACACTTATCACCACACATTACGGGAACTTCATCCCTATAATGAGATTCCTCTATTTCTTTTCCGCAAACTATACATTTTACCATAATATTAAAATATTGATAATTTTTGTTTCTTTTGTATTCTCATAATTTTTATAGGTAATAGTAATTCATCGTGTCCACTAATTGGTTTGCCTATGTACTCATGGCAATAAGAGGTTCTAGAAAGTACTTTTTTCATCATTCTTCTTTTATAAATACTGTTACCATAATCTATATCGCTTCTGTATTTGCCATTCTTACTAGTACCTCTCCAAAGCGGTGATTTATTGCGGTGTTCGCCAAGTGCGGGGTTTATAGTTTTTGTAAATAATCTCCCACCATTATGAACTATTATTCCCGCTGTAAATTCAGAAATTGATTTGCCTATACCCATACCCTGAAAATCAGGAAGTACAACAGTTCTGCTGAGTGCATACCCGTTGGGAAAGTTACCCGTTGGGAAAGTTTTATAAACACATATTCCAACAGGAATGTCATCCCATACAAATACAAGATATCCGAAGCCCTTGTTAGATTCCGAGGTTAGATAATGATGTTTTTTAAAGATTTCCCAAGTATTAGGCTCTGTTCTATAGACTTGCAAGTCAATTTTAGGTCTTCCTTGCCTTCGGCAGTCATGTCTTTTGGACATGCCTCCATTTTGAAGATTAACAGACCAATCAGGTAATAACCATTCTAACACATCATAGTGTACCGATGCAATTATTATCTTTTTGTTTAATTTCCTTACATATTTTTGTATTGCGAATGACATGGACTTTGCAACATATCTATCAACAACCGATGTATATTCGTCAATGAGTATTATCTCACCATCTTTTGATGATGCAATTAGATAGGCTAATTTTGCTCTGTATTGTTCACCATTTGAAAGTAAATGAAAAGGTCTTAGCCATGTGGGAACTGATGAAAGCCCAACAGATGTTAAAGCAAATGTAGCTTCTTTTGGGTCTAAGAAATTAAAGTTACTTATAAGTGCCTTGTTAGTATCAAACTTTACATCAGGTATGTTACCAATTGATCTTAATATCGATGATTTACCCGAACCGCTGCTTCCAAGTATTATTCCAATGTTCCAATCAGACTCATTCATTTCTGATAAATCAAAAATGATTTCGGTTGATGTTTTATCAGAGTCTTGTATATCAAACGTTGAATAAACATATTCTGTATATTCGTCATTGATTATTTCATGCTCAAGATTTATCTTACTCATTCTGCACCAAATTTATCAACACACAATTCATATTCTTCCACAGATATTTCCCTAAGTTCATAGTTTCCAAGACATCCTCTAAAACCTCTTAAGTCGTTACAAATTTTGTCAAATTCTATTTCTTCGGATTTACTAAAATCATCAGTCATAAAAGTGTCCTCAATAAAATTTTCTTCATCTAAACCATGTCTTTTACAATATATAAAACTAGCCTCAATAATCATTAAGTTTTTATGAGTCTTTTTTAATATCCTTGGTGTGATTTTTAATACATCAGTTTCCATAATGTTAATCTATTTGTAAGTTTAAGTCATTGCCTGTTAAAAGAGCACCGTTTGTTATAGCCAATTCATCGAAATATTTTTGCCAATCGTCTGTTTTGCCAATTTCAAAATCTTCAACATATGGTATTGGTTTACATACCATACCATCTTTAATTGATATTTTACCAAGTATTTCATTTTCTCCCAACAAAACGAATTTTTCCTTATTGAATTTAACGAACACACCCGACATATCACCATAAAAAACAATGTCTGATTTATTAAATTTATATGCCAATGCTGAAATTGATACAACCACACCGACATTACCCGCCAATGTTTCACCAATTATGTGATGATTTATTTCAGGTTGCCAAACTAGCACATTTTTCTTTGTAAGTTCCACGAATTCACATAGCTCAAGAACTTTCTTTAATTTATTTTCCATTTTATTATCCAAAAATATAAGTATTTACTAATGTCGATAACATTTTTAATATTCTTTGACGTTTAAGGTAAGATATTTGTGATTTGTTAATTACACACATGTCAACCTTGGATTCCTTAATTTTTATGTAAATATCAGTGCCTTTTATTGAAAATAGCATACCATCATCAGTACCACAGCTGAATAAAAATTCCTGATATTTATCTATATTTTTAAACTCAGTATTATCAGAAAGATATTTTACTCTTTCTATATATTGTGTAACATATTTAGAACTCATATTATTTTGTAATTCTTCCGCAGAATTCAAAAAATTAATTAATTTAGGTTTTAATAGTTCTAAATCGTTTAATTCTTTATTATTAACAGATAATATAACCATTTTACTATTTTCATCATAGCATGTTAAATGATAAGGTATATAATTAGTATTTTCACTTTTATCAATAATGAATGATATGTGGAATTTTTGGCTGTACATCATTATTCTACCATTTTCAATTTCAAAAAAAGGTAAAAACTGTTCAAATAATGATGTGCTAATGGATTGCAGTGCATCAATTATATCTTTCATATTTTAAATAATTAAAAATTTATGATAACTGTTATAGACTTAGACATATTAAATTCTACTGATGATGATTTAACAGACCTTCTATACGTTTATATCCAAGAGATATTAATGGTACTCAATACAGATAAAACTGAGGTGTTGGGGTGTCCGACTATGACAGTAAATTTAGAAGAATTAGTGTATGATATAAATCTTGATGAATCAGCTATACAAAAATTGATACTTGATAAATTGAGTCAATACACATCTTTATATGATAATTTTGATACTCAAATCAATGTAAAATTTGCAAAAGGAACTGAGAGGGATGTTTGTTTAATAGATTTCTCCATAAATTCAGAAGCCAATTTTTCTTTAATGATTAAATAAAATCATTAAAGAAAAATTGGAAATACTTGTTTATCCAAAATGAGTCAATTATATCATCTATTGGCTTGGCAACCTCATTAACGCTCTTACCCTTTTTATTTTTTAACGATGCAAACTTATCACAGTCATTAGTCATAAGTTTATGAAAGCCACAAGCCGTCAAATTTTCATCTTTCAACGCAATAAAAGATATAAGTAATTGGTACTTGTCAAAATTACCACCACCCGCAAATTTTTTAACTTGTGGTGCTGTTACCAAAAACAGATCATCCATTTCAAAAAATGTGGTTTTTAAAAGGTTTGACTTTAATTCCATTGTGTTTTCAATAATTTGTATGAAAGTATCAGAAGCAGAACCATATGAATAATTCTCAAAAACTAATATATTCCTGTTTTCATTGGAAACATGCATGCATATAAAATCAGATAATTGCCTGTTATATGATATACAATTATTTATATGGTCTTTTTCCCAACCCGACAATCCATTTACTCGTGATTTTACCGCTTTGATTGGTGGTCTGTGATATTTTTGAACGATTACATAATTCGTTATACTTTCAGCTATACTTTCAGTTTTTTTATCCTTATATATATTTACAAATGATAAAAATTTATGTGATTTGGTGTCACAATTATATATTGTGACACCCGTTGAATTAAGTGAATAATCTACACTTACTATTTCTGTTTCAACCATTATTTCTGATAACTTTTAGTAAATGTTATATCAAATGAAAATAAATCCTCAACACTTCTTTGAGCAATGTCTATACCTATCTTTTTAGAATAAGTAACATTTCCTATGCTTCCAATGCCACCAATGTTACCTGAACCATCGTTACCCGCACCGAAAAAATCAGTCATACGTGTTTGAAACAATATAGGTATTTTGATCAATGAATTATTCAATGTTAGTCCTTTATTATACATCTGAGAGCCAACATATAATGAACGGTTTAGTTGTGGGAATATTTTAAGATATGCACCACAAGTATCAGAGCCAATTAAATACTTATCCCATTCAGCAAACCCGTTTTTTTGTGGAAGTTCAACTATTTGTGTCAAAGCCGCATTATCGGAAAAATCAGATTTTTGACTAAATTGTTTTTGTTTATAATAGTTGGTTTCACCAAATTTTTTTGATGCCAATATTGTTTGATAGAACATTGGATAAATGAAATTACCATTGTATTTGAGATATCTAGGAATAAAATCACCTAATGTTTGATTACTATAGATGTTATCACCGTTGCTATCAATGGCTGTTCTTAAATTTTTGTAATTAGTTGGCTGTACTTGTATATCAGCATTGCCACCCAAAGCGGGATGTAATTTGTGTACAGCGAAAGATGTATTGTTACCGCCACCATTAGGGCTGAACAAAGCGTCAACATCCCATGAACCATTCCATATAAAATCCTCAGCACCCGCACCACCTGATAATTTCAAGAAATTGTATTCATCGGCTGTGTAAAGTGGTTCGGATAATGAAAAATCCATATACCTCTGATAGAGTAATTGACCATATGCTTGCATACTTGCATATTCGGGAAGCTCTAAATTAGGGTTTGAATTTTTGAAAGCAATGTAGTCATTATCAGTTTCTTTATAGTAGCTATAGCCGATAGGTGATAAGAAATATTTTCTGTATTGGTTATATTCAGAGGCATTTCTTATGTACCCATTATAATCGACTGTTGGTAGAAATTTATTGTAATATCCAGGAACGAAGCTCAATATATTTGAATCGTAATTGGTTTTATTCCTTATAACAAGATAATAAGTGTCATTTATTATCTTTCCTTTTCTGTCTGTCAATTGTTCAACCTGATCTCTGTAATAAGGTGCTTGTATTTGTACAGATGACTCGTTTTCTATGGTTGTAATTAAATTACCATTAGAATCTTCAATATAAATATCAATATCACCTATCTGAGTTAAATAGTTTGCCTTAATGCTTGAAATATCCTCTTTCATGGATGCAACTACCTGTTCAACTGACATTTTTTTATTTTCAGGTGTGAAGTAATTCATTGAAATATTTTCGGCAGCATGATTGAATTTTTGGTCTGCAGAACTTGATGAATCCTTTAAATGTTCATACAGCCCGATAGATTGTAATTCTTGAAATAATGTAGATAAAAAATTGTCAGATGATAATTCTTGTATTATTGATTGATTGTTTTTTACCAAATCGGATGGAAACTCAACAATTACGGATTCAGCCCAATCTGATACTATTGCATATATTGGATATCCCACCTCTGAAATAGACCGTACTCTGATTTCAACAGTTTCATTTTCTGTTATAGGAATCATTACCTCATTTATGGACATTTCATCGGCATTTGATTCAACCACATTTTTCCATTCAGATTTACCCGTATCTTTATTGAAGACTTTAAATCTCTGAGGTAAATCTAACAGTTTATTCCAATCTGTTGAGGTTGCACTAACCTTATTGCCGTTTTTATCAATATAAGATGTTGGTTGGGCATTGGTAGATGTTTTGTTAACTGTCAGGTATCTGTATTCACATTCAAATTTTATAATACCTTGAGCACCTATTTTATTGACTTCATCAGTATAAACATCACTTGGTATATCAAAAAATCCTCTTATGGCATACTTTGGTGAAAAAGTTCCGTTTGTGTTTATTGTAGCAAGCAAATCACTAACAATGGACTGATAATTTGCCGTTAAATTTTTACGTTTTGTATAAGCATCATCAATTTGGCTTTCAATTTTTGATCTTGAAATATCATAAGTTTCAACAAACAATTTACCTTTTAAATTGGTAATGGAAACATCAACAGATGCAATTTCAGTTTTAATTTTTTCTTTCTCAGCATATTTTTCTTTGATCTGAGATTCCAATTGTTCCTGTTTATGTTTGTTTATTACACCAACAGTAAAATTAGAAACTAATAATGATGGGGTATTTGGTGCAATATAATCATCTAAACTAGTATGATTTACGGCAGCTAGGTATTTGATTCCGTTTCTGATATCAGAAATGTTGGCGTTAAAATAATCTGAAAAAGAAACTTTATCTTTGATTAACGTATTTGTTACTATGAACTTTGATTCACCCCAATTTGACGAAACTAATGATTCATTGGTTACAATTTTTATAAATGGTGCAAACATTTCATTTATATCAATAGGAATTTTTGCCTTTATATCTTCATCATACAATCCAAGAATTGATAATGTACCGACACCTATTTTAACAGCATCAAGACCCTCAATTCTTTGTACAGATATTTCAAATGTATCATAATCTATAAATGCTATTTTATATATTGTGGATTTATTTCCGCTACTATCATTTACAACAACCTGATCACCTATTTTCAAAGATTGTTTTATACCTGTGTTGTTTTCTACGTATGATGTTGAATCAATTTTGTACAACATAGTACCAACAACAAGTGCCTGATTGTCAGATATTATTGATTTCCTATAAGACACAACATCAAAGTTGCCCGAATATTTAAGCATTTTAGGTGTTACATCAACATTGTAGTCTACCTCTTTATAATAAATGGCTTGTCCATCAAGTACGGACTTTAAATCATTATACTTATAAATATTGTTTTTAATATAATTGCTGAAATACGTTAGTTTGGTTTCATTGGTTTCAGTTATAACAATCTTTCTTACTACAGCCGACTTTACATTTTTATCAAAATATGGCTTAAGACTTATGGGTATAAATGCTTTAGGTGTTACCAAATTTTGGTAAACATCATATTGTTCAACATCAAAAGCATTTATTACGGTTGCTGCATTTATTACGACTGTCTTGGGTTCTTTAGGTGTATTTTGTGCAAGTATTATCCTTCTTGTACCATCAGGTAAAATTATGGATGATTCTAAAATACCTATACCCGATAAATTATCGAAGTTTTTTTCTACTCTAGCAACAGCCGATAAAAGGTATGCCATGGATGGTATCTCATATATGCTTTCCGTTGAATCCTCGTTTGTATATGTCAATATAACCTTCTCATTTGATGTAAATAGCATTTCAGCATAAACTTTAATGAGATTTAGTCCATTTGCATCACGTCTTATCAGTTCTTGAAGGTACTTATCCATACCGCCTTTAGTGAGATTTTTAGCCATAACTATTTTATTATATTATATTTTGATTATTTAAATCTAGCCTAATTATAATAATGTATAATAATGATTTACTTAAAAATATTAAAAAATGAATAACCTTGTAGATATATCGATTCTTTTGAAAGGATTCTGTAACATGTACGGCTCTGATGTAACATACCTTACGCAAAGAAGTGAAAGAGAGGAAATAATCGATAAAGCTTATATTACTCTTAATTCTATCTTAAGACGATATCAATCAGTAAGTAGATTGATATTTTGTATAGATGATGTTTTTACCAAAAGTTTCAGATATGGTTTGCCTTATGGTGACTTATATAAGTCAAAAAGATACACAACACCGCCACGTTACAACCCCGAAGGCTACAAGGAAATGGTGCTGGAACTACGGCATAAATTAAATATGGCGAATATAAGTAATATAGCCGTTTCAAATATGGAGGCTGATGATCTTGTTTATTGTTTAAGCAACCTACTTTATCAGTCAGGTGAATCCGTTATGATTATATCAGCAGATAAAGATTTAAAACAGCTTGTAAAGTACAACAATGATGCTTTTATAGCAATGTATAATTATCAAAAAGCGGATTCCGCATTTCATTTTATTTCACATGATTTTAAGATTGCTAATGAATCATCCATGGAATCATTTTTCAATAATTCACCGTCATCTATGAATAAGAATATTATTCTTGAAAGACATGAAAAAATAGTAGCTGAGGAAATACTGTTTATAAAAATTGTATCAGGTGATACATCAGATTGTATTCCAAGTCCTTTTAGATATCCAAAAGGAAGCCAAACTGTTAACTATACCGAAAAACGTGCACAAGACTTATATGATGATAAATATTCTGAGGCATTTTTATTAGGTGGTGATATTGAAACAATTTTTGGTGATAAACAAATTTTAGGAGAATTAGCCAAGAATATACTTGAAAGCGTAAAACAAGAAGTTACACAAGAGAAAATATTAGAGCTTGTCAAAAATCTAAGAATTAACAAGAAATATATTCGTTTGCATTACAGTGAATATCCTAATAATCTCTATGATATAATGGAAAAAGAATGTATTTCAGAACTCAATAAAGAAAAATCTACAATATTACAATAATTATGGCTCAAAATTTAAAGGATTTTACAGATAACTTATTCAACAAGGATTATTACAAAAATGTTACAGACGTTGATAAGAGGTCTAATTTCTTTATGGTATCAAGGCAAATGTCTTGTAAATATCCTGTTGAAGCATGTAAGTTATCATCTATACATGTTCACAAAGAAAGTGTAATGGATTATTGGCATGAACTTATGATGAAAGAGTGTGGTGGTAGAAAACCATCTTGGTTATGGGTTTATCCAAATGCAGGTATCGACAACAATAAACTAGACAAAAAGCTTGTTGACAAATACAAAAAAATAGATAAGGACATTATAATTGCTTATTGTCAGAAACATGAAATTGGTAATATTGAATTGGAACTTTTGAAAATAAATGATTTTGAAAATCTTATTGATAACATTTCAAGATCAGCATTATAAAATACAATACACAATATTAAAAAATAGAATATTATGAAAAAATTAGCAGAAAGATTAAGGGAAACCGCTGAATTAATAGCAGCTGAATTGGATAATAAACAAAAATTGACTACTTTAAGCAAAGAAAGATTAGAACAGCAGAGAATTGATTTAATAATCCAAAAAACATATGATTATTTTAAAAATAATTGGCTTGAAAAAGCTGAAGAAGCAGCTTTGAATGGCGAAACTAATTTTTATGTCATATTAAATAGTAGAGGAAGAAATGAGTCAATTGAAGAATACGACATGACATCCGATTGTTACAATGTGACGGGAGTATATCTTAGTGAATTGTATGATATAATAATGAATAAGAAAGGAAAGGATTACTTTGAAACATTATGTAAAGAAATTGAATCACAAGGTTTTACAGATGTACAAATAAAATGTAAGAGTTGGAACGGTACTACATTTTCATGTGAAAGTTACACAGCATATATCATACATTTAAGTGCTAAATTTTAAGTTAATCATAATATTAGAAAATAAAATATTATGGATACGATTTTTGAACTTATCAAACCCAATCCAATACCTGAATTTATTATTTGTGCTGCAAATTATTATTATGATGGTAATAAACATAATCATATGCCCAAAAATATTGAGGTAGGTTTTGTGATTTGTGGGAGAAGGCATCATAACTGCATTGCAACATTTGCTCAGTTTATGGGATTTTTTGAAGACAACAAATATAAAGGTGAGGCTATAAAAACTCGTAAAACAGAGGTACAAGGATTCCTTACAAGCACTGATAGATTTGTTGACCGTAAAGAGGCTTATAAAATAGCATTTGAAGCAAACCAAATTATCGGTCCAAACAAAGGATGCCCTGAAAATTCAATAGGTCTGACTAGCGAGGACTTGTACTAATTTAAAACTTATAAATTATGGAAAAAGATAATATCAAATTTATTGATGGTAAACCATACTTGATAACCAAGGCATCCGTATTACCTACAACCGAGGACAACAAAGATAGATTACAAATTTACCGTAATTCAGAAAATAAAAAATTTGTCATAGGATTTATGAATGCAAGAAGTACGAAAGATGCACCGCACAGCGTTTATATTACATCCAATGAAAAAATATGTGGTGGTGATAAAGTGCTGCTACACAACAATTGGGTTGTTGAAGCTGTAGATTTCATAGGTAATATAGGATATAAAGTTTCAAATCGTACTGCTTTTCTAACATTCCAACAAAATGATAGAAAGATTATTACAATTAAGCCATCGCTTGAATTTATCAAAAAATTAATCTTCTCAGAAATAGAACCATTAAATATTGATGTACTTACAGAACTTACAGGTGGAGGTAAAGAGGAGGTTTTGCTTCCAACTTGGGATGATGATATAAAAGTAACTTATAACGATATACCATATAAATTGAAGCAAGTTTCAGGTGGCTTCCATGTTATTCATACGTTAAAAAACAATTGGAATAAAAATGAATTATATGAATTATTTGAAAAAGCCAAGCATGATACGTTACGTATGGATGGATTGTATGATAAGCTTCCTAATGGATGGGTTGAAAACATACTTTATCAGATAGACAAATAAAACTATGGATATAGACAAAACACAAATAATTAATGTTGCGGGCAGACATTTTACTTTGGCAAAGGTTATAATGCTAGATAGTAATCATGAACCAACTTTAAAAGGTGGTGAACTATGGGTTAATTATGATAGCAAATTGAAGCTTTCAAGACCTAATTCTATATGTCCTATACAATCTTTCAAACATCTTTACATTTATATTAAATGTAAAATAAAAGAAGGTGATTGGTGCTATGATTCCGAATTTAATATAATATTTCAAAAAAATAAGTTTGCTTATAAATTCAATGATAAGTATCAATTTAAAATAATTGCCACAACCGATGATATATTAACCGTTACTACTGTTAATATATGGAATAATGGCGAGAAATCAGCATTACCTCAATCAGCATTACCTCAACCATCAGGGCTATTTATTAAACAATATATTGAATCGTATGGTACAGGTGCTACAATCACTGACGTTTTGGTAGAATGTGAAACTCAATATCCAAGTTATAAAGATTCATTACATGAAACTAATGGTATAGAGGTTATTAAGGTAAATCCTAGCAACAAGGTAAATCCTAGCAATATAATTAATATAATAGTACAGAAAGATCATTATACTAAATCTGAACTAATAGATTTTGTCATGTGGTATTCAGGAATGGATAAAGACAAAGTTATAAGGCAAATTAATAGATATGAATCTGGATTAAGGTAATATTAAATTATGGAAGAAGATAATGTATACTTAGGTGATGGGGTTTATGCCTCATTTGATGGGTTTCAAATTTGGTTGGCTGTTGGTGACCACACGAATAATATAGTAGCATTAGAACCTGCAGTTATGAAAGAGCTAATTAAATATAAAGAATCTATTGATAAAAAGCTTGAAGATAAATACAAAAATGATACTATGAACTTAATTGATAAATCTGAACTAATATAATTAAAACTATGGACAAAAAACAATTCTTGGGGGTAAATTTGTTATCTGATCTGAAATTCATTGATACTTTTAGAAATACGGTTCATTTGTTAACAGGTGTACAAACCGATATTAACAGTTCAATTTATTGTGGTGGTATCTATTCACACGGTGTATATATGTCGTGGGAAAATTGCACCCCAATTTTGCACCATATTTCTGATTTGTATAAATCAATTACGCATAACGGTGAAACGTTTATACCAATAGTTGAACTTGCAAGGTTAGCATATTCTAAATTAAATTGGAATTGTGGAATTGAGGAAGATATTAATGGTATAAAGTGTTTTTTGTACTCAAAAAGCGGCAAAAAGGAATATAGATTTCTTTATTGTGAAAGTGAGCAGTCATTTTCTACTGTTTCTATTCCACAGAATGAAACCAAATACGTTCCGTATCAGTTACAGCTATTTCAAAAATTAATAAGTTGGCATTTTAATTTAATGTATGAATCAGAACCTTTTATTGATGTTAATTCACTTCCCGAAAATCCTTACAAATAATTAAAATTATGAAGATAGATAAAAGTCAAGTTATTGCAATGGATGGTAAATATTACGTTAAGTCTAATATAATATTAGCTAGTTCTACATCTTTACAGAGGGGTGATATAGTAATTGAGAACGGAAAATTGAGAATTGCTGAATCTTTATCAAAAGATTTACTAAACACAAAAGCTAAACCACATCATCTTTACTTCATTGTTGATGAATTAATTGAAGAGGGTACTGATTGTTGGGCACTCAATCCAAACACGAAATACTTGAAAGAACACTTGAAATATTATACTACTGATTCTAAAGGTATAAAGTATGCTAATGGTTATAGATTGGCTGATTGGAAGAAAATTATTGCATCTACCAACGAACTATTGGATTGGGATACTATTTCTACCAAGAGCCTATTACCAAGACCATCTGAACAATTTATAAGACGATTTATAAAGTCATGTAATATCATAGGTGTTGCTAACATAGATTCATCAAATTATGTAAATGCTTTAGTTGAATGTACTTTTGAATTATCAAATAATGAAAATGAAGCAGGTAATTTAATTCCTGAGTTTTACCTAAAACTTGATGCCAACGGGTATATTATTGTAAAGATACAATTGGACACGCAAGAGCAAACATATAAGCCAAATATTGATATAATCAAAATGGCTATTTCTAAAGGTTGTGAATGTAGCAATAATGGTAGATATTTGCAAGATATTCAGGCATGGTTAAGGGATGAACATGATATACATGTTCAACCTATTATTCATTCATGGTCTAACAGAACTTACCAATTTAGAATTCACAGTGATTTGATCTATGTTAATTCTATGAATTATAAGAATACGCCAATAATCGGTACACATGATTACGCTTTAGAAATGGGGCTTATTATTGCCATGGAAAGTGTTCCTACATTATAAAATTATAAACATTAAAAATTATTCTATTATGAAAAAATTAGTCTTTTTACTTTTTATTATTTGCATCTCTTTTTCCTCGTGTTCAGACAACGGATTGTATCGGGTTCAGCAGAAAATAAATACCCCGCATTACAAACACATGTAGTAAATTAAACACGTGTAGAATGGATTGGGCAACTGCAAGTACCACGAATAATCAGTATAGTGATTTAATATGATAGGGTATTGTGCAAGTATTAGGTATCCAATACACGTGTTTAAAAACAGACTTTATTAACTAAATTATTAACAATTGAAACAATTTAAACAAAATGAAATTAATTAAGCCATCTTTTGAAATTATTGGTCAACAGTCGGGTGAAATTGGAATGCTAAAGCACATAGAAACCTGTGGTAGAGTTGCTTGGAAATCAGAGGATAAAATTACCGATGATTCCCATATCAAGTTTCTTGAAATGCTTAAGGGTGTTAATCATGGTTCTGTACTAGAGCACGGTACTATTTATCTCACGGTTAAATGGTACTCATTACTTATTATTTTATTTTTCTTCCTTAACAAATATTCCAAGGTGAAAAATTGGAAATATATTACAACTAATTACAGGGTAATAACTGACAATAATAAAGTTAATACCATGAAGAAATACATGAGTAAACCTACAAAATTTCATGAAAAGAGATATACAGTAAGATTTATTTGTGATAGGGGTGTTTCACATGAATTTGTAAGGCATCGGGTATTCTCGTTTACTCAGGAGTCTACACGTTTTTGTAATTACATCAAAGAAAAATTTGGTAATTGTATAACTTTTATTTATCCTGTTTGGTTACAAGGTAAAGAAGAAATTGTACAGGGTTTGGTCGATATGGCAAATATAAACAATAAAGATGTTTATGAACTTGGTCATGATGAATCCATGCCTTTAGAAAAAAGAGGACTTTGTAGTTTCGTTTATGATATGTCAAATTCCGAACACGGATATAATTTTCAGATTGCTGCAGGATGGAAACCACAACAGGCACGTGCCGTACTTCCAAACTCTCTGAAAACTGAACTTATTATGACAGGTTTCATGACAGATTGGAGGCACTTCTTTAAATTAAGATGTGCACCCGCAGCCCATCCACAGGCTAGAGAACTTGCTATACCTTTGCTTGGTAGATTCCAATGTTACACAAATAGCTTTAATAATATAACATTAGATTAAATAAGTAATAAATGGAAAGGGGTGCTACTAGATTAGTATTAAAAATTGGGGAATTTGTTATCAAATTCCCCAATTTCACATATAGCCATCTAAATTTTCTAAATGGCTGCCATGCCAATTGGTCTGAAAGAAATTTTTGTAAAGTGTTCAAGAATTATGATAATGGTAGACTGTATAATAAAGTTGCACCATCATTATTTTGCTCAATTTTTGGACTAATTCAGGTTCAAAAATATTGCAAACCTCTTGGTAGAGAATTGACTGATAATGAAGTTGAATATTTTAAAAATGTACAGGACTTTGATTTAAAATCGACAAATTTTGGAATATACAAAGGTAGAGTTGTGTGTTTGGATTATCCATGAAAGTATAAATAATTTTAAACAACACAGATTTTAAACAAAGCCTGACAGTATTATTTACAATTGTCAGGTTTTTTTGTATTTTGTAAATAATAAAAATTTGAAAATGGGTGATTTAAATGCTTTATCGATATTTAATAAAAATGGTAATAAATTAGAACTTTCCTATAATAAGGAATATGATATATTACAAGGTATAATGTATCTACCTGAGGTTTCAACCGATTTGATTGAGAATGAAACCTTATTCATACTTGAGGAAACAGGTGGTGAATTTATACAGCCTAAATCATTCGGTGATTTAACCGTTAGTTTGATGAATTCCATGGATTATCAAATTTTTACAGTTGGAAACCCACATGATGAATTCCCCAAGGTAGAATTTATAGATAAGAAAGTTTTTAATGTGGAAATTCTACCACCACAATCTATTAAAAAAATAACAAATGGTAGGTTGTACAATTGGTATGCTATAACAAACACTAGAAAGCTTGCACCTACAGGATGGCGTGTTCCATCAAGATCAGATTGGGAAACTTTGGTAACATTCCTAGCAGAAAATGGATATAATTATGATGGTAGTATTACAACAAGTTTTAGTAATAATAAAGTGGCAAAAGCTTTAGCATCTAAAGAGGGTTGGAACATATTACCTAGTACGTATGTTGGTTCTGCAGGTTATAATTCATCCCTGAATAATTCATCAGGGATGAATCTCTATCCATCAGGTGTTCAGGTGGTTTCGGGTTCACAGACAGCATCAAATGCAATGGGTAGAGTGTGTGGCTTATCATTTACTGATATGGGTGCATATGGAGCTGTAATTAGTAATGGTAATTCCTTTTCATTTAGTACGCCAACAGGTAAACATGATGGTATGTCTTGTAGATTGATTAAAGAGGATGGTGTATTTGTAGAAAGTGTAATTATTGATGGTGATGTATATCATTGTGTAAAGCATGGAAATCAAGTCTGGTTGCAAGAAAATTTGGCTGTTGAACATTATAGTGATGGTACGCAAATTGGCTCAGACTTTATAGGTACTAATGGTGCTGTAACAGCTTATAATGGGGATGAAAACAATGTTTATATTATTACAACAGTTGAAGGTAGCGGAAACATACGTAAGCCATTTAGAGTAGATTTTGCCGTTAAATCATCTACAGAAAAAACAGTTATAGACAAATTGCTTGTCTATAGTGCTTTAATTGGGAGGATAATAGCTGAAATCTCAGTATATATAGAGGTAGTTGGTGAGGATGAAAGGTTAACGGCAAAGCTTGCTGATTTCGGGGAATATATCACAGCAAATGAGGAATATATATTCCGTAACAGTGACATCAAAGAGGAACTTACTAATCATATATTACTTAATGAAAAGAAAAAGGAATTTATTCTTGAAATGCACAATATCAAGCCTTACTTTTCAGCTTATAAAGGTCTTATAAACATACTTAACCTATTTGATTACCCCGATTTAACACTTAAGGAATATTGGGTTGATATAAAGACGGGAAAATATATAGCAGAAGATATTAAACTATATGAACAGGGAAGACTTGACGAAACTATACGTTATAATAGCCAACTTAAAAAGACCTCATTTTTCGGGTTGTACTATCCAATAAATCATACTAATGGTGAATATACACAAGATGGTTTGCCCGAAACAGTGGATAGTTTCATGTTTTCAAACGAGGAAATTATAATAAAATTGTTTGGTCTTAAGAATTGGATTAAAGACCGTGAAATCGGTGGTATTTCATCTATTATAGACATTATTGGTGAGATAACTTACTTTAACAAATATGACATAAATTTTTGGTATGATGATTGGAACTTAATTTCTGAATCCATCTCACAGGATAATATTCGCTTTTCAATAAATGGGGTAGAGGATAATAACATAATAAACGTTCTACTTTCCGATTTATCAGGTTTTACATTTGATACACCTATTAGCAAAGTAGGTGCTGTTATAAATGTTAAAAATTTAACCTTTGGTGTACAGATTCAGGATGTTGACGTTACATTTGAGCAATTAAAAACAGAAAACGCCACATATTCAATATTTTTCAATAATGTAGATAAATTCAAGTATTATCAAATAGAATGGTCAGCCGTTTCTGTTAAAACAGGTTTATTAGTTGATTCCAAGATTGGTAAACTTGATGATTTACTAGAAACTACACTTACTTTACCAAATAGTGGACTTTTTAACATACAAATGAAACTGTATAAGTTTAATAATGAAATGGCTGTATTAACCAAACATTCAATAATTAATGTTTCACCAAAATCCATCTCATTGACCGCCTTTGTTAATACAAGTGAAATTATAAATCAAACACCTGAATACATAGCACTTTTTGATACTTATGCACCTAAAACATTAAAGGATTTTAGAAAGATAAAATTTGTTGATGATGATTTCATGGCTTATGCAAATCATAAGTTTATGTTCTTTGATAACATACAATTCAATGATATAATCTCTCAGACATTCCAAACATATGGTCAAAATTTCAACCCTGATAAAGATTTGTTACCATTTGCTAAGGGAATGACTAAAATATTCACTGATAATGTAGCCATTCACGTTTCGGATACCATATTTTTCAACTTGAAGAGGTCACAATTTGTTGGTAAATCAAATGCAAATTGGAAATTACTAGATGAAAATGGAACAGTTATTGTTGAGCTTGATAATTATTTATTTTTCTGTTATACATTTTTCAAATCGGGAAAATATTCCTTACAGGTTACATTGTATAATAATAAAGGTGATAACAAGACAGAACTTTTCTCAAATTATATAACTGTTCATAAATATAAAATAGACTATTAATACGGTAAAGCACATGAAAAAGTTAAGAATATATTCACGGCTACAGACGATATACTTTCCTTGCACTTTGACCATTTTTGTGGTATCAGCATAACAAAGAATCATTTTAATACAAAGAAACCATCAAGGATTAACTTGGTGGCTTCTTTCATGTTGTAGTTTTTACATTATCGCAATGGTTACTACTTTACTGACATTTCCAATTCTTAATATTTATAAACTAAACTATTATGCACGTTATTTATTTTAACCCTCATATGGTAGTTTATCTTGTGAGTTCCTTTTAGCCTCATTTTCTCTGTCGGTAATAACTGTTTTATATGCTAGATCAATGCTATCACCTAATCTTACCAATGAGTTAAATGTTTTAAGTTCTTCACCCTTAAGTTCAGATTCAACCTGTTCCATAGTCATATCCTCAAAGATATTGATATTTTTATCTGTACCTGATGGTATATTAGCCTCAAAAATTTTTAACTTTTTCATATTTTTAATTATTTATAATTTATCCTGATAACCTTTTTTAAGTTCCTCCAATTTAAGGCATGCATCATCTATGATTTCCTGTGCATCCTTTTGAATTTGCTTACCTGTTTCCTTTGTTTCATCAAACATAGCTATTAAATCAGATTTAAATTCAGTACCTATATTCTTGAAATCCGATTTTATCCCATCTATGAAATCCTTGAAAATGTTTACACTTTCATTAACAGGTTTATTCAGTGTGTTAGATTTTTTCATAATGACAGTTCCTCACTTGCTTGAATTAAGAATAAATATTCCCTTGTTGTAATCATGTCATTTATAAGTAAATATAGCAGTCTATCCTGATACATGTTACATGAATTATAAACCAAATGATAAATATAAATGTCCTCTACCTTAAGTTGACTTTTAAAATGTTCAATCTGTTTTTCTTTAGATACAACTAAATTAAACGCTGAATCAGCCTGATAAAACATTTTGGTATAACGGTTAGCCTTTAATTCTCTGTTAGTCTGATGCTTAGCTGAATCACTTGCTTGATATAATATAGTCAAAACATTTTTAGGCTCTTTATTTTGACTGAACACAGTTATACATGTTAATAACATCAAAGATAAAATAAGTGTAAATTTTGTTCTCATAATTTTAAAGTATTATTAAATATACAATTATTACTATACACAACCCTATTTTTAACAAGGTGTAAAGACACCCTATACTTTCTGTTTGTTTTGTTGGCATAACTTTAAAATTAATTGGTTATCTCTTGGTAAGTATTATTGAGTAAGTATTATCAGATGAATCAGTACTTGTAATTTCAATCTTTTTTCCATCATCAGATTTAACTTTCCAATTGTTATATCCAAGACCTGAATCATTAAGTGCTTTGGCAACAGATTTTCCATTATCCTCAGCACCTGTAATTACTATTTCTACAGCTGATGCCATATCCTTTGAACCTGTATTTTCCAACTGAGGAAATTTTGCCTCTCTCATGTTATCGGATAAATTGAATCCAAAACTTGATAAAGCAGCATTTGTACCACTTGATATACGCCAATTATCTCCAATAACTGATTCATTTATTTTGCTTTCAAAAACTTTTGACTTTTTCATATTGTATATTTATTTTATTATTTTTATAATCTGTGTAAAGACCTTTGCCATAATATGTCCAACTTTCTATTAATTTTGGACTCTGATTAAATTTACCAACTAATTGTTCTGTTGTCATTTGCTTGGTTTCAGTCATTATGTAACAATAAACTGTATTCCTTTCCAAGGTGGTTAACTTACTGAATTCATTGGTATCGAAAAATGACAATAATTGTGAATTTTCCATTACATAAATGCGTTTTGAGGTTTGAACATTATATCAGGATTTATTTTATTTTCAGAGTATAATCCAATACCATGTTCAACCCAACCACGTGCCAAATTTAGTGAAATATCTAATTTCTTGGCTACATCGGCTAATGTCATTTTACCTGATTCAATCATAATATAACTATAAACAATATTTCTCTTTAATGATGTTAATTGTTTATAATTATCAGATTTTAGGAATAACAACATTGTATTGTATTCACCCGATTCAAATATCTTAAGCTTTTTCATATTAAAATAAACCCTCTATTGATCTATAACCCTCGTTTGTTATTTTATATAGTTCAAATTCCTCACCTTTCACTTTGAACATACATTCAAAAAGCATACCATCGTTGTTGACACCAAAATAATAATCATTACTAATTTTGACGTGATCTAAAATGGTAGAAATTTGACCAAGCCCATAATGACCCTTGATTACAAAATCAACATGGTCTATGTTCATACAGCTAATATAGAATTCAAATATTTCATCCATATTAGCTGTACTCAGAAATTCCACAACTTTCTGAGATTCATTAGACAGCTTAGCCGATTCATATATTCTATTGGTTTCCAAGTCCTCAGGTGCGTTATACATTTTGTTTTTAATTATTTAATATACAAAGAGGTTTCAAAGGTGGGGTATTATTCGGTAATTTTTGGTTGGGAAACTTCTTCTGAGTATGTTAATCCACATTTTTTATACGACCAAAATCCACCATCGTATTTTGAACCACCAACCAAATCTCCTGTAAGTATGGCAGACAACCCTTGACCTTTAGTTTGCTCAGTTATATCCTCTGCTGTGAACAGGTTATGTTGCATGGATGGTTGACCATTACTATATATGCTATTTTGGGTCATTGAAGAAATTAAAAAATCAGGGTCTTCATTCTCAGAATATTTTTCCAATTCCTTGAAGTCATTCCAATCGGTAACGGTTATAACAATAGCCATTTTACCAAATTTCCTTACAAATGTGTTGCTTTGAGTTGCCATAGTTTCTACATTTTATTAAAATGTTGTTGTTAACTTATCTTTGTCAATATATAATATTTCAAGATTTGGGTCATTTGAGGCATTACAATATGTAAGTTCTGATAATACTATACTGACTTGATTAAGTGCTGAATTCCAAGGAAACGTATACTGATGATTATTGCTATCTTTAGGAATAACAATAACATTACATGTAATCAAGTGACCTTTATCATGAGATTCATTAGAAAAGCATCCAAATCCATGTATATTAGATTCTTTTATATATAACATTTTAAATATTTTTATATATCAGTAGCAAAGATTATCAATTTGTTTCTTTGTATAATATCGAGGTTTAAGATATGGTACAACCTGATAAGTACAAACGCCAAGCTTTATAAGGTTCAATTGTTTGGTTATATTTTCCGCAGCCTGTTTGAAATTAAATTTATGTGCAAGCTCAGGACTAAATTCATCGGCATATTTCCAAGATTTAATAACGCCTTTGTAAATTTTTGTATATGATATGTATTTTACAACGTAAAAATTGTTTGTACATTTGATAATATATTTTTCAGCCATATTTATTTGTCCAACTTAGCCATTATATATTTCGTGTGTTCCAATTTCCATTTTTCCATTATACTTATAAACTGTTCTTTAGTGATTTCGTGATTTGAGCCATTTCTACTTAAATGATTGCTATCTGAAATATGTATTCTAAATTCATCTGTATATTCTGCTCCACCCATCACATGTAAACCTGTGAAATTTATATTATAATCATCCACATAATCAATCTTATCAACTCTTGTGATAGATGTTGATGATATTTGATAGAATTTACCAATATATTCATCGTATTCTCTGTTTTCCTCAATTTCAATAAGCTTGTCTATTTCCGAGATATCAGATAGCTTGGATACCTTTAATGCAATTAGTTCTGTTATATTCATAATTAGTATAAATATGATTTAATATGTTTAACAGTTTCCATAGGTACTATAAATTTACGTGTTTGCTTGAAAGGTTTATTATCTATATAAGGTTTCATTGAGAATACTTCTTCGCATATCAGTTCCCTTGTTTTAAGGTTCAAAATAGCTAATTTATCCTCGAAATCACAGCCAATTATACTAACTTTAAGCTCTATGGTATCATTGACTATATTTTGTTCATGTATATCCAATTTAAGAGTTATTTTCCAATTATTCAGCTGTGAGCTATAAGATGTTTTATACATATTTTTGATATTTTTTATTTGTAATACATGTCCTCATTCACATAAATGTTTAATATAAGTAAATCTATCTGTTCTTGGGTTAAGAATGTTTTGAGTTCCAAGAATCTACCACTACATCTTTGCCTGAAATTTATATATAATGTTTCAGCATCTCCTTTGAATATACGTTGGAAAGTTAATAAATTAGCATTGTTTTCAAACGTTCTCATTCTACTTTCAACCACAGCCCAATTTCTTAAAATGGTTGATAGAGGTTGATAAACCTCATTAATGTTGTCTTTGCTTATTTCTATTATAAAAATTTAAGAATTACAGTATTTAAATATAAATTCAACATTATCATCCTCTTTAATTACGCCTAACTTTATTTGCTCAGAAATATAATTTGATTTTGTTTCAGAAATATGATATGTGCTTATCGCCTCTACTGATAAAAAGAAAGGCATTGTTTTATTATTAACTAATATTTGGTAATTTCTGTAATGTGCATTCATATATATTAATGTGTTTTGGTAATATATAAATTTACCATGGATTCAATGCCATATAAAATTGCTATCGAATTTATGGAAATGGAGTAGGATTCTCCAAGTATTTCGATATAATCTTTGGATACCATATTAAACTTTTTATAGTCTTTACTGATAGCACAATCACGTAATATAAGTTGAAATGATTCACTTAACTTTGATTTACGTTTATTAAATATTTTTTCAGCACTTTTAAAGGCTTCGTAATTCCTTTTCATGGATTCATAATCTTTCCTGATTACTGTTATCATATTAGTAGACTTTAAGTGATTTTTCTAACTGTTTTTCCTCAATCCTCTGTTTCATTAGTGTAAACATTGATTCATCTTTTTCAATCATTATGAAATGTCTTCCCATTTCCAAACATGCTACACCTGTTGTACCACTACCTGCAAACATATCTAGAATTACATCTCCCTCGTCTGAGTGAATTGAAAGTATATCTTTGATTAGCCAAATGGGTTTTTGTGTCATATGACCTACTTTTTCACTTTTCTTGGTAAGTCCACCTTTGAATTCAGGTATTTGATATTTTTCACTTTGACTATTGAAAACCCATTTAGCCTTTTTATTGGTACACCAAATAGCAACCTCATAATCTGTTATATATCTTCGATTTCTGTTTCTAGGCATTGGATTAGTTTTCTTCCATCTCAACATGTCTTTGATAACTAATCCGACACTTTCGCAATATTTCGCAATCTCTCCGATGTTTTTCCAATCATTAAAAATAATCACAGAACCATTCTTGGATAGTATTCTAGGTATTTCATCGATGTATGAAAACATATCAAAATCCTTATCCCAATCTCCAAAATCTATTCCCGACCTACCCATGGTTTTAAAGTTATTTTTCCGAGATATAACATAAGGTGGGTCAGTAAGTACGAGATTTACGCTGTGGTCTTTAATTAATTTCATTTCGGTTATACAATCACCTAAAATCATTTTATCCATATACTCAAATATTTTTTAAATGTGATAATTGTAGGACTTGAGCCTACAAGGGGCTTTTGCCTCCACAGTAACCATATCCTCCGACTTATTAGGTACATCCTGCAGCCTATGTCAATTCATTAAGACCATTCCATTCACTTTCGTTACTAGGTTAGTGTTTACCATTTCTCGGCAAATTATCAGTTTATCATTTATATTTGAAAACCACCAAAGGTATCCAAGAGATATTCAGAAATATTCCAAATTTGCCGAGAAATATCAGACATATCTCAGAGGCTTTCCCTTGAATTCAAAGTTTTAAAGTTATGTCAGTAAGTGAGATAGGAAATGAGTTCAAGGAATATGGCAAAAAGTTTCAAAGAGATAGTAAGAGAGGTCAAATATATGGACAATATGGGGGATATATATTATATACTATTATGTCAGTTGAAAATTATTAATACAGAGATAACAATACCAAGTCTGAATATCTTTAACATCTTTTAACTTAATTATGATATATGTCAGTTCAAATAGTATATAAAAGTATTGTCCTGTCAAAATCATCTGCCATAATTATTGATGAACCTTTAGCCGATAGATTCCACATAGTTATTCTTTCTATCATTTTTACTTGTGAGTTTATTTTATATGCCATTATCCCTACTCTGATGCATAATTCCTTAGTGGTAAAAGGTACTTCTACCCCACTTATAATCAATATAAATTTAGTTATTGTCTTTGTTTTAGATTCAAGCATAACTTAGTATTTTTTTTGATTTATTAAACCATTGAAACCGTTTAATATATTGAATGTGGGGATGAACTTACATTCAATATTTTTTATACATTTAAAAGTCATTGTTAATTTATCCCTATCTATGGAGAGTATTTTTAAATTAGGACTTATAAATGACGAATTACAATATGAAAGTTCTGATAATGCTATACTTACCTGATTAAGTGAGGAATTCCAAGGGAATAAATATTGATTATTGTTGTAAGATTTGGAAATTATTATAACGTTACATACTATTTTAGAACCTACTTTAATTTTTCTTACTTGAAAAACAGCCAAATCCGTGTCTATCAGATTTGGCAACATATAAGCCATTATGATTCATTAGTTTTTATATTAAGCATTTATTTCGCACCAATCAGATGCACCTGTGATTAGATTTATAGCTATTTCTTGGTTATAAAATGTTAGAGGTATAAATCTCTTAATTGTGTTATTCCATCTTACAACCATATAACCACAATTATGATCAATCTTTATAAGTATTTCTTTATTATCATGCTTTTCATCAGGTAATACACCATCGCCAATTCTATTCCATTTCATACATTATCCCTTTTAAGTCTAGCCTTATCTCTATCAGCTTTCATTTTGTCTTTAATGTTCTGAGGTAATGAATCTTGTGCTTTCTTATCAAAAGTTATACATTTCATATTAAAAGTTATTAGGTAAGCTCCTTATAATCCAATTGGCAAATTCCTTATAGTTTATAATAGTTCGTTCTTCTTTACCATTATAATCCCTAGTCACAAGTGTATCTATATCGTACATTTGTGATTCTATTCTAACAAATTCCTTAGCTTTATTACCCTTAAATTGTGCATATTGCCTATATAATCTTCTATCATTCATAATTTTACTTAGTGTGAGAAAGTTTAATAGTTTGGTATCTTTTCAAAGTTTCAGTATTAAATTCACCAGCTATATAAGATAATCTATTATCAACATCCACCTTTATCCATGAGGTTTCATCAGCCCATGTAGTAAATCTTTTACTTTCAAAATTCATAGTTAAGCCCCTATTTTTAAGCATTATAAACATCATCATAATATTCCTGTAAAGCTATCTTACAACTTTTGGCATCTCTACCCCAAGCTATATCAACACCATCTATAGTACCAAAAAATGTTTCACCATGCTCACTATAAACCTGTAAGCAAGTTATGCCGTTTGGATACCATTCATCTACTTTTTGTGACATGATTTCTTATAATTCTTAGATTTTACAAACATAAGTATTCCATTATATGCACTGTCGTTTGTATGATAACCATGACCAAATGCATCAATGAATGTATTACCATTGAGTCCTACTACTTTAAATCTATCCTCACCTTTGGAATTTATAAATGGAATAATTGATAATCTACTTGTCATTATAATTAATGATTTTTATTAATGTGCTCTGAAACGAACTGTTGAAATTCACCCCACATTATATTTCTTGAGTAATTCTGATATTCTTTTTTGCCTTGATTCATTTGCATTTATATCAGACATGCTCTTTAATATATCTGTTTTAGTTGCTGTACTTGATATTGCACTGACCATTTTCAAAAGCTCTACAAAATCATCGGTACTAACATTAGTTATATCTTTATTTTCTCCGTCTGCCATAACATTTATGAATTTAAATATTGATTGGGGGTATTACTGAAATGTCGAGGTAATATTGGGGGTCTTTAAAATATGTCATATCAGCAAACCCACCACCGCTTAAGTACCCACCTCTAAAAATATTGATTACATAACATATACGACCATGAGGCTTATGGGTGAATACATCACCAACAATTGTGCCATCTGTATGCCTTGACTCATTGAATAAAGCTATTTCACCACCCATAAATTTAGCCATTTCCCCAATCATTAGCAAATGGGAATCTATTTCCTCTTGCCAAGGTATTGCAATCAAGTCCATATCCCGATTCAATGAACCATGAATAACTAAATTATAACCATATCTTATAGCTATCTCCTTTAAAGGTTCAAAGTAAACAGCAAACAAACTTGGTTTAGCGTGTATAGGTTTAGGTATTACTGTATCCATAAGTCATTTATCCATTATTATTAAATTACCCATAAAAGTTCTCAAGTCTTGTAATATATCTTTAAGATAATAAATGTTACTCCAATAATCATCTCCCTTATCTGAGTTTTGCCATTTATTAGACCTTTGACTATAAATCAGCTCACGTCTAGAAATTTCATCCTCTAAAGGCTTATACACATCCTTGATACCTTTAATTACATCTACCTTTGCCATCTGTACATTCACCTATTATGTCATATGGGGTAACTATTTCCTTGGCGGTAAAATCCCCATGTTTTATACATTTACCTGTATCCACGTTCCATGCACATGTAAATGGTTCTTTATGACCTAAGCAATCAATTAGATATCCTATTGGATTTTCATCTATGAAAGTCATTATGAAAGCAGTCCAACCACCTTTAGTTTTGTATTTATGACCTGTTGTTATACCAAACTGCATAATTCATTAATAATTACGCTTGAGTTTGATGTATAATGCAAGCGTACATAAAGGAAATATTATACCACCTGTAGCAAGCATTACACAACCATCAACATGATCAGTAACCACCATAATAAGTACACCAATCCAACATACAATTGCCATTAATACACCTTGCTTAATTTGTTTTTTTAATAATTCTTTCATTTTTCGGATTTTTCTATTAAGTAAAATTCTAATATTCCGTGATAATCCAATTGATCAAATAATGGATAATCAAATATGTCTATATTATTAGGATTTGGGTCATGAACTATCCTGAATTCTTTATCTATAATCACAGCATGAGTACAGGCTGATGATTTAGCTAAATCATCAGCCGTAAAAGAACTTGGGGAGTAAACAATACCTATGAACAATCCGCTAACACCTTTATTATCTACTATTGTAGGCATTGAATCACCGCCATAGCAGCCTATTTGTCTTGGATTATATATAGTTCCTTTAAATTCATAACCTGAATCCATTATAAACTTAAAAAGAACCTCGTACCATTCAGCACCATGAGATATGAAATGTGGTACTAGCTCTAAATCAATTTCTAGCAAACTTGCTGCAGCCGCTTGTAAGCAATTACCATTTCCCTTCTTAAAAATTGTTTGATATATTTTCTTCATTTGTTTTTATAATTTTGTAACAATTTTGCACATAAAGATTCAGGGGAATCATGTAAATCAGTTACCAACATATCAAACACATCGATTTTGTATTCATCGTTATAAAGATTATGCAAATAATCTTTACCCTTTTTATTGACACCAACAATTTCCATTTCAATAATTTTATTATCATAAACAGTATAGCAAATATCATCCACATTAAAATGTGTTTTATATGGTATATTTGTATTAGATTCTCCATTAGGGGATGCAGTATCATTACCATGCATAGGTGGAATATTGTCTTTAAATTCAGAGGTATTTACCTTATGTACATATTTACGTTTTTCTTTAATAGGTTGTATGAATTTTTCATTTAAATCAAGGAATACCTTAGGTTGTGTGTTGCTTGATATATGTATAGAATCTAAATCAAGTGGCTTTACCTTATGTACATATTTGCGTTTTACTCTAAAAACTTGTTGCTTATCATTTTCGTTAAGGAATATCATTGGTGGTGAACTATTTAATTTATTATTCACGGTGTCGGTTTTATTATAATATTTACGAACTTCGTATTTAACAAGCTTTGTATCAATAGCAACAGGTTCGAAATACTTAACCACATCACCAATTAATTTTGTATAATTTGGAGTTACAGAGGTTTTAGACCTATATCTTATATTTCCACCATCATTAGATATTGCGAACTCATTACAATTACTCAAAACAAACATTATAGCCTCACTCCATGATTTATCCAATCCAAACATATTATAGATTGGTGTTAAAGGATGATCTTTTACAGAAACCCACTCATTATCACAAAATTCAAATAAATGTTTAAATAAACTCCTTAAATTTTCTATTTTATTATCGGTATCAATCATATCGGTAAAGTTTATTATATTAGGAAATTATTGCATTTATGCTTATATAGTTATCAATCTCATATGATTTATAATAAGGTGTACTTAAGTCTTCATAATATTTTGTAACTCTTAAATGTGCTAAGTAAAACATAAATATTTACAATTGATTAAAATTATAATAGTGCTGTTCAACAGGGGTATCCAACAATATTGACATTATAAACGCTCTTTCCTCTTTAGTATAATGAACATGAGTATATCCATGCAGTACCCGCCAACGTAACCAATATGAATGTGATTTCTTTTTGTCAAAAGGTGCTGTTCTATCATGATGACATACAGGACAACCATACATTTTAGGTGATGATGAATTACACTCAGGGCAAAAACCTAGCAGATGTCTGCTGAACCAAACATGTAAATAGTAAAATGGATTATTCATATCAATTGTATTAGAGGTTTAATAATTTATATTTTTAATCAATTTATATTATCACTTAAGATATTTCGATAGAACTATGAAATCATTTGGATATTTTGAATTACGACCATTTTTATAAAATCTTTCCTTATTTATAGGCAAAGATTTAGAACAGCTGTCTGTGCTTTCATCATTGTAATAACTTGTTTGGGACATACATTTTTCAATAGTAATCTCTATTTGTTGATCTAATAAAGATTTTAATTGATCTAAAGTAATAGTTATAATTGCATCCATATAAAGATTTTCCTTTTTATAATTGAAAACTTAAAAAGGTTTTAATAGGATTATAAGTACGAAAATTGAAGGAAAATATATCGTGTGACCTTGGGTGACATATAAAGAGGACTGAATGTATGTATTCAGTCCTCTTTGCTTAATTAGCGTATTTACTTCAATATTGATATTAAAACCAAAGTCAAAGCGGCAAGCCAACCCGTAATAGTAAAAATCATCGATGAATTCCTAGCAATATTAAGCTTTTTAATTTCATCATTATAAAAATTGACATTGGCTATTTGCTTACCGAATTTTCTGACAAGTAAGTCTTTGGCTTTATAATTCACGAATTTAACTATCTTTCGTTTGTCATCGTCTGATATAGGAAATTTATTATCCCAATCCTTTACATAGCTACTTGCTTTAAAGGTTATATCACTATGATAGTTCTCTTGAACATCAAGTTCAATCTTTATTGCAAAAGTTCCATTTTCTTCATAGAGTTCTTGAGCTTTCCTTTCTATATTTTTAATACTCAAGCTTGCAGATTCAACAAGAGTGTCATATTCTGATTTTCTTAATTGTACTATGGCTTCCATTGTTTATATATTTTAAAATTATTATATACCTTTTGTAAAACATCCTTTAGATGGCAAACATATTTCCCCTGAATCCAACGGATAACAACAAGTACTGTGGCTTTCACATAATTTTATTTCTTCATCATCCACCAATTCAAAATGAGTATAATCATAAAAACCACACACCTCAGGAATAGAAACCATAAAATTATCTCCTTCCCCAACAGTTCCATTAACAACAACTATATCACCTTTTTTAAATATATGATGCTCAATAGACCTGCTTCTTGGATTGTCTTTTGTACATATAACTTTTTTCGGGTTTCCACGTGTATCATGGAATAGTTTTAGTTTTGGGTCATCTGATTCCAAACCAAAAAGACTTGTTATTGTCATAATTTTAATTTGTTTAACGATTTAATCCAAACATTAAATATGTTAGTTATGAAAGATTTAAAATTCTCATAATCGTCGTTTTCCTCAATCCATACACGTTCATCGTTTTCAGAATCCCAAAGTGTCTTATCTCCAAATCCGAAAATGTCTGTATATCCATTTGTCATATAATAAAACTGATCACAGATTTCTCCATGTTTTTTATACATTTCCTGATTTAATTCACAGGCAGCATCTATAAACATCAACTGCTGTTTTTTCCTGTCATTAGCTGTCAAGTGCACAATCATTTCAGCATCGACTTCCCTGAAACAATATTCTTTATACCAATTATTGTTATAATACTTATATTTATCAACACCCTTGTTGTATAAAACCACAACCCAATCATTAATTGGTATGTTATCCAAACTTAAGGCATAAGCCCAATAATATCCGCTTTTTCTCATAATACTTTTAATTTATTTTGTGTATAGTCTTTTGCTAAATCTGTACATTCATCCAATGTATAACGAAAATAAAATTTATCAAAAATTTTAACAGATATTGTTTTGATATCATTTAACTCATTAATAGAAAATTCAAATTGATTTAAAAATTCAAATATTTTCCCTTGGACTTTTGTTGGAAATGTGCTTAATGACATATATTTTAATATTAACAATCGGCTTCACATTTGGTTACCTTAACTAAGTAAATTATCCCCATGCTTTTTTTACAAAATTTCTTCTTTATTATTTTATATTCGAATATTGGACATCTTTGCCAAATAACCATAAGTTCCTGTTCAATATCGATATTTCCATGAATTCCATTTAATACCTCTTCTTCGGTAAATACAAAAGCATATGTAAGATTGTAGCTTTTGCATGGGATATAAAATTTACGAGATATTTTAATGGGATTATCATCATGATTATCATCAAATTTTCCATATTTATAATCAGGTTCTTGTCTAAATTTTTTATGAAATATTTCCATGCCTTATAATATTTTAAAAGATTGATTGTTAAAATCCAACTCAACTGTTTCTCCCTCTTTAATTGATGAAAGTGTACATGCTTCAAAACTTGGACTATCAGGGAAATTTTCGGACTCGTTATCAACTACCTTTTTTAGCTCCTCAAAAGTATAAGTAACCGTTGATTCATCTTCATTTATATATCACATAATTTTTAATTTTAAGTAACACAAGTGTGATTTTATTTTATTTTACGTGTTTCGGAATAAGGATAAATTTTATCAAGAGTTTCAATATAACCACATTTTGGTGTATTACATTTGTGTTGGTAATATAGTCCAATAAATTTTTTACCTGTTGGTCTTAGTCTTCCTATAATACATCTAGGACATTGATAGTCTGCATCAACTGTCTGTATTATATTTTCTATTTTAGACATTATCCTCGTAAATTAAGTTAAATTCTTCCTTAATATATTGCTTCTCTTCAATGAAGGTGTCTGAAATATCACCTTGAAACACATCACAGCCTATTATATTATCATCACCATCACCAACCCCGAATCGTATTCTTGATTCACAGTCAGGATAATTACAATTACAATAATTACATAAATTATCGGTTTTGTCCTCTAATTCAAATGCTTTAATTTGGCTATTATCCCCAATGCTTATGCAATCAACAATTTCATCTTTAGTCATTGGAGTATAATTATGTATTGTAATAGCCATACAATCATCTATTTCCTCTTCATCCACATCATCATCGTTATAAAGTGGTGTTCCTACCCCCATATATGCTGTAAATGTATTGTATTCTAAAAACATTATAGCCTCAAGTTCAGGGTCATATTCAGGGTCATCTTTGTTATCAGGGTCTTCCGAATACTGCTTGGCTAACATGTTAATCATTTTCTTTTTGGAATATACAACACGGTTTGTTTCAGCATTCAAACCAAGTATAGCATTATCAAAACCATCCACAAATAATGTTTCACTCATGATATTATTTTATAATTTATATTATTTCTACTAAGTGCTTTGTTGAATATTTTTATATTATTTTTAGTTGGTACAACAAATTCTTTATCAGCAGTACCAACCATTATAGCATTATCCTCTATCATTGAAATCATTGAATCAAATTCCCTTTGAGTTAATTCAAGTATTATCTTTTTCATTTATTGAAAATATCTAAAGCCTCTAAACCCTTTCATAGGAATAGGTGCTATCTTATGAAATTCACCACTTCTTTGAATAAATTTACCAACCCAAGCAGTACCCGTAGTTTCACAATTAAATGGTTTATCACTTAGTGCTGTAATAAACATATATCCTATTATGTTTCCCTTATAACACAGATAACATTTCTTACCAACCTCTGTTTGCTTTGGATATGAGGTAACTTTGAAATTCATTACATACTTACCATCTTTCACCAAATCAAGTTCCTTTTGGTATTCTTCCCATTTTGTGATTGATGGTATTGTTATAATTATGTCCTTTGTTTGAGAGTGATCAATGGCTAATTGTTTCATAATGTTATAGTAAATTCAGTAAATGCAATTATATTTTTATCGTCATACATTGGCTCTAAATATATTGAATGTCTACCACCTACAAAAGTATCTTGTATTATAGGTCTACCACAAAATGTACAAATACCATCACTATACCAAGTATCTCTATTACCACAGCTTGTTAGGTCTACTTGCCCATCAAAAAAATTATTTTTAGAATTATGAATACAATATTCTTTAAATTCTATAAATACGGTATCAAATAAACGTGTTTTAATGTTTAAAATATAATCAGTGGACTCCTTTTTGAGCAAAAACACTTGATCGTTGTAAATATATGGAGGTCTTAATTTTGTACATATTTTAGTATCCGATGAAATCCTTACTCTAAGACAATCATCTAGTTGAAATACTTTATAAATAATTTGACAGTTTTTCTCTATATCTTTAGTGAAAGACATAACAGATGATTCATTAATTATATGTTGACATTTATGGATGCACCACTCATTATTCTCCATTACAATGAAGTATTCATTTTCACTTATATAACCTTTTACAGCAAAATGAATATTTTCCGAGATTTTAACTATTTTACCTTTTATTTTCATAATGTTAGCAACTTATAGGTTTTCATAAATCCAATTTACAGTTAATATTTTGTTAGTTCCGCCCGCAGAAAGGTTATCATCTCTGTGCTTATTTATTAGTATTTCAACTTCCTCAAAAGTATAGTTGTTTTTAATCTTCCTTATTGTTATAGTTCTATCTTTTGGATTAATTTTTAACCGTTCAAAATCTTTTGCTGATTTATTAAATGCATTTATCCAAGATTGAGTATCCTGTTCATATTCAACCAAAACATCGGTAATTTGTCTACCATTGTTGTATTCTTTAATATAAATATCAATAAACGATTTCGATGATTGTGGAAACAAATTTTTGTTCTTTATTTCAACCCAACCTGAAGAGCCACTCATACAATCAGAATCATTAGCTATTTTAATTGCTTCTTCCAATCCCAAACTTAAATCAGTTGATGCAATAATCTTTCTATCGGCTCTTAAAGGAAATTCACCCTCTTTCAGCTTATATACAATTTGATCAAGACCTATTGCATAATCACCAACTTTAATTTCTCCACCTACCTCAGTATTTTTTTTACCTGATAATACGTAAATATGTTGAACTATTGTTGTTTTAGCTATAAATACCTCGTTTTCGGTGAGTATATGTAGCTCATTACACTTTGACTTTACTAAATTTCCAATTTGTGCTTTTTGATTAGTAGGAAGCATAACCACTTTTGCTCTTTTAAACGGCATAATGTTTTGTTTTTAAGAATGTTAATTATTACAAGTATTGTATAATTTTCTCCCTTATATAAGCAAATACATTAATATTTTCATATTTATCTTTTATTCCAACTCATTGGTATTATATTTTGATTTTCTGATCTTTTTAAACACACAATAAGTTCAGACTTAAAAACCTTAACTGTAAATCTAAATTTGCTTCTTACAAATCTTTTATTTGATTCAATTACATGATAAACTGAATTACTTTGCTTCTGACCTATACATATGATAAAATCGTCAGACTTTATATTTATATCTGATGGACAATCAACAAAGAATTTTCTAATTTTATCGGTATGTTCATTCATTAGAACAGGTGTTTATAAGATTTAATATCTTTTATAGTGCGTTCAGCTATTTTTAAATCTTTTGGTGCTTTTTTTACACCCGTAAGATTATCGTAATATGACATATATACACTCCTTATACCGAGAAGGTTGGCTGTCTTTATAAAAGGAATTGTAAAAGTACATAATCTATGCCAATCTTCATAGCTAATAATTTGAGGTGGTGATGTAAATGCCGAATATTTATATGAACGTATACAATATTCAAATCCACTATTTTCAAGCATTTTTTGCATCATTTCCCAATTAACGGGTAAAGTTCTAGTTGGTTGATTCCCAGCTTTCATTTGATTAATTGATGGATTTATTATCTCTGAGCCAAACACACGTATGATTTGGTCTAGTATTTGTATCCTTATCCTTGGTGGTACGAATGTAAGATTAATTCCGTAAGGGTTGAAATCACCTGATTTTGTAAATTTTTGACCTATTATGAAATTTATGGGTCTGAATGAAAAAGCGGGGCATTGAGCAAGTAATTTTTCCTCAGGGGTTATTGGATTATATCCGAATGTATAAATTTTACCAGGAATTAAAAATATTTTATCTTTCTTTTCGGGTAAATTTTTACTAGACTGATCAGTCAAGTAATTATCGTAAAACCATTTTTGATTTCTAGATACCATAGTTGAATATGGTGTTATCATCATTTCATCGGTCAACGTTTCGGCTATTAATTTCATTATAACTTTATAAATGTTTCATTTAAATTACCGCCTGAATAATTATATTTATCAAATACAACAACCTCATTACTTAAATCTATATTTCCAAATTTAAGTAAATATTTTGCCGCAGTTCCTTTTTTAAGATATGCTAGCGTTATATGAGGTTCAAAATTTGGGTATGTTAATGTAACATGTAATTTATTGACTATATCTGATCTTAATTTCAACAATTCATTAGATGGTATAATTGACACTTTTAATACATCATATTTTTCATTTTCGAAAACACTTATCTTTCCTAATTTTAAAGTGCCAATATTTTTAGGTATCATAGTCAACATCCTAGAAAGTCCAACATAAGTATCAATTCCGTATACTACTGTTATGTGTTGATTTGTTTCTATACCTTTATCATCCAAATCATCCAAATCTATTTTATTTTGTAATTTTGTAATTAAAAGTATAGGATAAACATCCACCATAAGACAGGCAAAATCATAGTCTGTCAAATTTATTCTGCATTTATAATCTTGTATCATTTGTAATGGTTGCATATGATTTGTTTAATTATTTAAAACGAAGATTCCGTGAAGATGGCTTATATCTTCACGGAATCAGTGTTCCCAATAGTTGCATGCTCTGAGTTGTAGGTCAGATTGCTTGTGATGTCCAAAGTCAGGTATTGATGGCATTTCTACCAAATGCCTGTATGGACTCCGAATATCGGGAACGGATTTGGTGATTTCGGGTTGGAAACGGAATTAGGGGACAGCCCTAATTTAATAGTCAAGTCTGTGGATTTACCACAACGACAACACCAAGCCGAATAATAATCACCATCATTTATCTATAATCGTAACATTATTTTATATTAGTTAATATTAAACGGTTTCAAATCATTACCTGAACTCTTTCAGGAAATATGAGGTATATAATCATATAACAATTTGTATATTCAAAAAACCAAATTACAGGCAAAACCTTATATCCCATAAAGTCATAATACATTATAAGCCTTTTTTTGTTGTATTGAGGTATTCAATTTCCTTTTCATCAGATGCTGTCATTTGTTGGAATTTCAATAGTTTTTCAGAAATCGTTTTCAGATATTCAAGCTCTTCACATGATATACAATCATTGGTTTCCACATCTGATAGAAAACCATGTAATCTTGTTGCAAATGTGGTATCACTAACAATTCTTGCATCAACAATAACACCGTTCCAATAGTTATCGCTGTGATTAGTTCTTTTTTCTAAACCCGATGAAGCACATTTTTTACATTTCTTGACATCTTTACTGAAATAATCACATGTATTACAGTATTGTGGATATTCAAAAAATCCAAGATAATGGGGTGGTAATTTATCCATAAGTTCCAATATCTCAGGTAGAACTTTAATACAATTGTCAGCTTCTTTATCAAGCAGCAAAGTACTAATTACCTGATTATTTTTATCGGCTTTCAACATTGAGAAATAGTTTTTTATTGGGGTTAAAATATTTCTTAAATGTGCTACTTTAGTTTCTGTTTGCATATTGCTTTCTTTGTTTTGCTAAGAATTCTAATTTTTCCGAGAACATTTTTCTATTAACTCTTATCTTTGAATTACATAATACATGTTTTGTTTGCCTTGAAAGTATTTTAATACTTTCAAGCATAGTTATATCAATTTTGGACATTTTTTCATCTGTGGTAACCCATTCTATTGGAACAGTATTAGCTGCAACATCTGTAGAAAATCTGACATGTATACCACCTGTGATATGTACTATTATTGCCTCAATTTTACCGCTTAAGCCCATACCTTGCCTTATAATACCATTTTCAGTTTCTATAACTCTATAACGTTCGTAAGCTATCCTGCCGACAATAACAGGACTTTCATTCTTTTTACCCATTAAAATAAAGAATTAACTTGTTTATTATCCAATTTATACAAAATTTTATATACATCAAAATTTGGATGTTTCAATATTTTATATGAATGTGTCAGTTCAAGTACATTGCTATAAAATCTAAGTATATTTTTATTTACCGTTTGGTTTTCATATAATGATTCTATCCATTCATCTTTATATAGCTCACCTATGCTCAATATATGGTTATCAATAGTTGATCTATAAGTTTGATCAAACCCTATAGTTGAAACTGTTATATATTCCATAAGTGAAAGATCAAGTTTGGAACAATCACCCATGATAGGTTCGATTTCTAACCAAAGATGAATTGATTTATTTAAAAATTTAAGTTTGGATAAATCTTTTATTCTGCAGTTATAATTATTATTTTCAACAGAAGTTCCAAAATAAATGTTCTTGGGTATTTCCTTTATCCAACATTCTTTCAAAAACTTAAAATACCTTATTGGGTTCTTTGATTGCAAGAAAAATACATCGTGTGGTCTTCTTTCTATATGTTCAAGTATGTCTATAAGATTTAGGTCAGTTATAGTACTACTTAACATATCACCCATAATTGAACATATATAAATATCGGGTCTTTTTGGTAATTTATCCCAATATTCGGGATAATATTTAGGCTTTAGAAAGTCGTTTTTTAGGAAATTTTTATTGGAGAATTTGGTTTTTACATAGCAGAACCCTGTTTTGTATAGATCACAGGAATCTATATCACAGCCGTGAACCAAATTTAATGTTACCATACATCTTTATATAGAAGCACAACAACGTTAATCTTATTTATATTGGTTTTGGGGTATCGAGATATTTATGAAATGGTATAAGTTGCCTTCCGCCATCATACAACCATTCTTTGAATTTATCTATATGTACGGGTGTTATATTTTGAAAACCTTTCCAATCTTTATCATAATTATTCAAATATGATTCTTTAGCATCTTGATGGCTGTTATATCCAAGCATTACTTTACTTTCATCAAATTTACCTGTTAAAGGGTCTATCTGATCTACAACATATACCATAGTACTATTGGTGTTATCACCTATAAATACATCAATATCTTCTCCTATTCTGTCATGTGTATTATCAAAGTACCCATAATGATTTTTCATTTCCGTTGACCATTTTTTACCATTATCATCAACACCCGAACGTGTAGAACCTTTTGGATTTTCAATGGTTATATTCATCCCCTGAATAATAATTGCAGCTTTGTCATATTCTCCCGATTCTATTTGAGATTTAGATGGATTGAGTTCCACATGGTTGAGTAGGAATCCTTCTAAATCAGGTTTGAATATCTGCAGTTTTTTCATACTTTTCAATACATTATCGGCATCCATTAGGTTAGATGTCGATATAAATTTTATTGATTATTGTATTAATCCCAATGTTTTAAGTGCTAATATCAAAGATGTTAATTTCTCTGTATCCGTAGTACCTGAAACAGTTTGTATATTTGCAGGTGTGAAATCACCATCTTTGTCAATAGATGATTTGATGGTTACACCATCAGGTGAAACCACCAATACATTACCACTAGTTCCTGTGAGTATTATATTGTCAGCTATTATTGATTTATTAGGTAAAGTACCTTGTAGACCTGATAAATTTATTGTTTTGGTGGTAGTATTTATAATTTGAAGAATAGGATTTAACGTATCCTCTAAGATTTGAAATGCAGCATTCAACATATCAGGTATGTCAGAAACTTGGTTGGTCGGTTGAAATCTTGTTAGTTCCATAATGGTAATTAATTTTATTTATTTATTTTGGTGCTTGTGTTATAAACCAAGCAAAAAATAGCACAAGCACCTATATAAATCATTATTAAATTACTACAGACTGCGACACTTCATCCATCATTTTATCATCCATCATTTCGGGTTGACTTCCATTTGACTCATTATCAACTATGATAGGCTGTGACACTTCATCTATAATTTTATCATCCATCATTTCGGGTTGACTTCCATCAAGTTCATTATCAATTGCATCAAGCTGTTTAAGCATATACATCTTTTTACCGTCTATCTCTGAAATATCAATAACCCCATTTTCAGATAAATGCTTTGTGAATACATCTATTTCCAAATCGGTAAATTGGTAAAGCTTGAGTTCTTCAACAGTTATTTCAAGGTTATTGTTATTGTAGTGTTGCTCACAAATCTTAATAAATGTTTCAAGCCTGAATTTCCTTACTTGCTCCATGTAAGATTTCCTTACATTATCAGCATAAATTTTTACCTTTTCGATTGATTCCTCGAATGACCCACCCGACATGTATTCCTTAAAGGCATATTCAGCGTGAACAACAATAATCCCCAAACCATTTTTAAAAATAGGCAATCCTTTTGTAACTAGTTTACACCATTCTTTTGGTATTAATGAATGTTGTATTTCCTTCTCCGCTTTAGTTCCTACATTTAGCTTTTCAGTCCAACTGATCTTGCAATGTTTCTTCTCTCTAGATGTCCATTTAGCGGGGTTGCTAACAATTTCACCTTTCTTTGGAATGTTTTCAGTAACTTTATCCATGATTTTATTTTAAATGATTTTATTTTTAATTAATAAGCAACAATATTTGTATTTTTTCCCCGAACCACAATTACATTGATCATTACGGCTCTGTTCTTTCTTTTTTATAATTGGTTTATTATTTCTGTTTCTAGCTTTCTCAATGCATAGCTCACAATACCATTTTTTATTTCTTTTTAAAATAATACTAGCGGGTCTTCCACACATACAACATTGGTGAGTATCCATATAGGTTAATTTACTAATGTATGCTTCAAAAATTGATGCTTATCGCCCAAAAATGATGTATAATTTATTCTAGCTAGCCAATAATCTATCTTGTTTATATTGCCTAATATTTGATCTACATTAAGGAAAGCATTATAAGTATTAGGATTAAATGACATTTTATATGTTTTATTTTCATATGGATTGTATACATCAAACGATGTAGTTATTCCAAGCTGCTTAACAAGCTTTATCTTCTCGTCTATTAATTTTTTCCATATTATAAATATTTCTGAATGATTTATGTTGCTGAGTTTTACACAATCAAGGCAAATATCTTTTATGTTCACAAAATATTCTACATCGGCAAGGTTTTGATTTTGTTTTGATTTAAAGAATGTATTATTTATAAGTTTTCTAACATTCTCTTTAGAAAGCAGATTGATATTTGATACAATATGTTTTCCACTTTCAATTATAGTCAATATATCATTAACAGGTTCTATTATCACACCACCATCCTCAAGTATTATCAAAACATTATATTTAAGTAATAACGACACTGTGATTTCATTAGCTTTATACTTCATATCCTCGATTCTTACAAAATCTGAAAAAACAAAGGTTTCTGACTTGGTGTATTTATTTGAAAGTCTATCTATTATGGTATTTTCATTAGGGAACGTATAATTAGCTATGAAGACCTCATTTTCAGTCAACAGTTTATACAATTGGAATATATTTTTAAACATAAGCTAGATAGATTTTAATTATTTATATTCGATATCTTATAATTGTGTCAATCCAAAATATAGTTGCAAAATACAAAATTGGCTGTAATCTCAAAGATTACAGCCAATTTACTTAAAGTGGAGGTGGAGTGAGTCGAACACTCGTCTTACGATTGGTTAATACAAGTCTTTTTACAACTTAGTGCATGAGGTTAATCTTACCACCTTTCAGCATCTTATAAGAATTTGGGTACTGTTTGGAAACAGTGCAGTCCACCATCCGATTTATGACATCGGCAAACTTTAAAAAACTAAATTAGGCTTCCTTAAGCAGCAAATGCTACTACTCTTGGAGATATCATTGCAATAACCTTGTTACCCAATGATTTGATTGTATTTTTGCCTGTTATTTGGTTTACCTTTTTAAAAGGAGAACTGATAATCTCCATTGAACTTATACCACCCTAAACCGCAATCAAAACCAAGCACCCCCGATTTTTCACTTTTTATATCAGAATAACTCTTTATCCTGTATCTCTCAGGATGGGACTAACCATCCTTTCGTTCATAGATTAGAGAGATGCAATATTCTCTCTATAGTCGTATCTAATAAACAGTCTGTGCTCCCTACAGGACTTGAACCTATGACCTCAACATTATGAGTGTTTTGCTCTGACCAACTGAGCTAAGGGAGCAAAAATGGCAAGTTACATGTATTGCCTACCACCTTAAAGAACCTCTGAGTTACTTTTTATTGTTCACAAAGAGGTAGTGTATTTTAAATCCGGATATCTTATCTTGATTCTGCTAACCACTCACAGCTTCTGTGGCTGTTATACTACCATAATCCCATATGCTCAAAAAAGAGCAGCCGCTTAATGTTTCAGAGTGTTTGGCGGGTCTTAGGTAATTATGGCAGACATAAAAGGTAGTATAGGCGGTAAACTAATTTTATCGTACTTTTCAATTATCCAATTTATATTTCCACTTCCATAATCTTTATTTGTACAAGTGTAGACATAACCATGGTTTATTGCGTTCTGTGTATCAATGTTTTTAATTAATTGCTTTTCAACACAATAATTTAGGACAACATTTACCTGTGTGGTGATTGTAAAATTTACAACTTGGTCAACTACCACAGTAGATTGGACCGTTACAATTTGCTTTTCAGTTGGCGGAGAACCTTTCGGTGCAGCAATGGCGGCTGAAAGAGCAAAACTAAAAACAAGCATCAGTAGAATACCAAAGAGCTTTTTCATGTTTTTTTTTCTTTTTAATTAAACAATAGTTTGATTTTCACACGTTAAACTTAACGGTGTTTACTTATTTACTTGTGGGTTTAACACTTTTTATAAAGTAATTGGTTTCTCCCCTATTCTTAAACAGATTTAAATATTTAACCTGTTGATATTGTATAATAATTGGTGTACCTTTGGAAATATAAGATTCAATGGAATCAATAGGTGTTTCACATTTAATTGTATTACTGTTATCAATTGATGCATGAAATGTTTCATAATTTCCAATTACCTGATTACTTTGGGCAATATTGGGTGAAATTTTAATTTCAATTTCAAACGATTTGTAAACAGCACCCTTTTCTGATAATTTAGTAATTACCCCTACACGTTCGCCACTTGAATAGTTTTGGCATGATGTCAGAGCCATGGAAAAAGCTAAAACTAGTAAAATTAAGAAATTTCTCATAATGATTGTTTTTAATTGTTTGTTTTCTATTTTATGTTTAATAAGTTATAATAGTGTCAATTCAACTTTCTGTATAGTTCCATTATTTTATTTTCATATGATTTACTTGCTGTTGGATTGTGTAATTTTATAGCCATATGAAAGTCACGATTTGGATTTTTATGATTTTGGAATATTTCAAACATCTCAATTGATTTTTCTCTATCATATCTATCTGAAACTGTATAAACTTGATTTGAGTGCTTTGATTTTAGAATTTTATTTACCTCTTTAACATATATTGGGGTAATTTGAAGGCATCCAATACAATTTCCTACATTTTTAGCATCATCATCATTGTTGGACTCAATAAAAATTATAGACCAAATCAATTTTTCCCAATTTATTAGCTTTAATGATTTGGTTATAACAGGCTTTGTGATTATTTTTTTAGGGGTATTATTGAATAAAATTAATTGTAATATTAGTAATACAAAAATTATGGAAATTACCTTGTAAGTTAACTTCATTTTAATAGATTTAGTTAATACTAGTACCGAACTTTATCGGATTTTATATTTTATATCTTTGTTAACATAATATTATCAAATTATTTTTCTAAAGTTAAATCAAAATGTACTATATCATCCTCTAAAATAAATCGTGGGTTTGGATGATTTCCTTCTTGTACAAATTCAATCATGGATGAATTAGCTATATCTACAAGATAGGCTTTGTTGCCTGTTTCCAAATACAATTTAGCACGTTTAATAATCTCACCTATGTAATCATAATATTTTTTTTCGGCTTGTTGTTCTTTAGTATGTGCTAATTTTCCATATCTATAAGCACCCATAATCAAGTGTGAACGCATTAAAGATTCAAATTCGGGTGACCATTCAGAAACTTTAAATTCTTCTTCCTGTTTCAGCCATGATTCATATTTCAGTCTATCAGATTCAGCTTTTTTCCATTCATGAACTTCCTTTGCAATTTCTGAAAAATCAATTTCATTTTCAGGCAATTCACATTTCCACAACCATAAATTATTTGCAAAAGGTTTAATAGGTAAATCCATATTATTTTTTGCCTGTATGACCAAATCCACCATCACCACGGACAGTTTCACTTAATATTTCTACCTCTTCCCATTCGGCTTGTTTATATATGGTTACAACCATTTGACATATACGTTCTCCATGTTCAACTACAAAGTCTTGATTTGATAAATTAACCAAAATTACACAAACCTCACCACGATAATCGGCATCAATAGTTCCAGGACTGTTAAGTACCGTAATTCCATGTTTGATTGCCAAGCCGCTTCTTGGTCGTATTTGAGCCTCATATCCCTCAGGTAATTCAATAAATAAACCTGTTGGTATAAGTTTTCTGTCAAGAGGCTTGAGTAATATAGGGCTTTCTAAATTTGCACGTAAGTCCATGCCCGCAGATAAAATAGTGGCGTATCTAGGTAATGAGTTTGTAGATTTGTTGACAATTTTAATATTCATAATAATTTTATAATTAATTTAACATTTTTAACTTAAATTAATAAGTATTGTCGTGATCAAAACGTCTTTTAATCAATGCTTTTTGGAATCGAACCAAACCCGCTGAATCTAAGTGCTACCGAATGTACAGCATCTTTTACAACAATACCTATTAATTTGTTTTATTTTATATTTCGGGTTGTAAATATTCATCCATCAAGAATTGACCACAAGAAGCACCAACGTCAAGTCCTGGCGGTTTATAATATTCAGAACTTATACCAATTTGGTTAAGGTATTCTTGGAACATTTCAAATTTTGCTATCTCTGATGGATGCATTCCCAAAGATGTTTTTTCGTTATAGAACAAAAATTTAACATTAAAGTCCTTACCTTTAAGCAGATTACACAATATTACAGCATCTTCTACTGAGTCATTTATGCCATCAATTAAAGCATAATGTATTTCAACTTTGTTAGAGGTATATACTCTATAAAATTCACCTGCAGCCAATGTAGATTCTATATTCATTGATTTCGGCATCCATTCTTTCCTAAGTTCGTTATTTGTATAATGCAAAGATAAGTGTAATTTTACATCAAGTTCATAAGATTTTATAAGCTTTGATAGTCTAAAAAATTCCATTGATGCATAATTTGGTAAAGATGTAGCAATAGCAAAACGAACATATAATTTAGGATAATTATCCCTTATTCGTGACATGGACTGAATAACATTCTTAACGTTTAATATAGGCTCACCACACCCCATAAAGCTAACTAAAAGCGTCTTTGGGTTTTTATCCAACTTCAAATCATTATAAATATATTCAATACCCTCAACCAATTCATCTGCCGAAATTGGTGTAACATTGATTATTCCTATATATTCTTTGGTATGACAAAATTTACATCCAATGTTACACATTGTCTGACACGGAACACAAATAATATTTTTGCCATCTTTTTTGTTTATATAAGAAAATTCTAATGTGGCAGAGGTGCTATTTCTTAAAAAAACATATTTTATAGTATCATCATCCTTTGAGAATACCATCTTCCTTAATTTCAGTTTTGTATTCATGTTTTAGTATTTTTTATATGGAATTGATTTCAACACATCTGATGAAAATTTTTTAAGTTTTGTTTTCCTTGGATTTTCCTTGGAAAATTTCTCTATGGCATCAATCATCATTGCTGCCTCTATAGCCTCAAGCATGATAAACACTTTATCTGTCTTGTTATTTGTTTCTTCAAAAACTTGCATATAATTTTACATTTTAAGTTATGGCATTAATCTGCTTAATAATGTTAACGCATGATTTATAAATTGCCTCCATTTTAGAATTTTCTTTGTATTCACAGCATATGTAACCACAAGTAGTTATTTTACAATAGCATCCAATTATGTGAAACACATATCCCATTGATTCAATTTTTTCTACAACAGGCATTAACCAACTAAAATCATAATTCCATCTACCAAAATTAGCATAAGAATACTCATGATCAAACGGATATATAGTATTTATCGGACATCTAAACATATTAAAATGCATAGTTCCAATAGGATATCCACCTACAGTATTGCTATCAATAGAGCCATCAGGGTTCTTATTACATGCAAATACGCATATCAATTTATTACCTTCTAAAATTTCTTCATTATTATCCATACAATATTAGTTTAATTCAATTGTTCCTCTTGGAAAGAAATGCATTAATGGTAATATCTGCTCCTTTGTGTATGTTGTAGCAAATTCACCGTTGAATAATTCAAAAGCTATTTCTCTCATTCTCTCATAGGATTCTGCTTTTATTACACCAACACAATCCTTATCCAATATTATTGAGCCATGAGTATGGCTATGATGTTGACCGAAAGTTATATAAAATGGTTCTATTTTTGGGACACCATGTATTATTCCATCAATTATATCGTATTGCCTTACATCTTTCATCATTTCCTCGAAATTTTTATATTTTTTGCTCCATTTAACAGAGCCAAAAATAAGTTTTTCCAATTCACAACTTTCATCATCTATATTAAACCAAAAAGCAAATTCTCTGCTATCGTTATTATCTAAACATATATTAACAAGTGCTAAATCATACCCGTACATTTGTTTTATTATACCTATATTTTCAACAGGAATATCCTTATCAAGAGTACAGCCATTAACTTTAATGTTGGTATGATTTTTGTATGAATCACAAATTGTTGTACCACCACGAAAATAGATACCATACATTGCCAAATAGTCTGCTAGCAGTGTATATAAAGAATAGTTTTTACCATCAGACTTATTAAGATTTGTAAGATGAAAATCTCTATTACTTAATAAAGATTCATCGAATACTTTAAATTCCCTTTTTGCCATAATATTATATTTTTAATCTTTGTTGAATCATTATTACTGCTTTTTTATCATCTTGTGTTATTGGTCGTTTCCAAATGTTCTTATATTTCCACCAATCTATTGCCTCGTTTACTGATTGCTCCATCACTGATTCAGGCATTGTAGGGTGCTTCCTCAAAATCATACCCTTAAGCATTAATTTAAAATCGTTTTCTTTAATTTGTTCTGCAATTAAATGCTTCTTTATATTTCTGAGTATTGGAAGCATGCTTATGTAATTTTTTCTTTCAAGCCTTGAATTCAGATAATATTCTATATCATCAACGCATATCCTATCATAATTCAAATATACGCTTCTCTCTAGGCTTATTGCCCATGTTACCCTTATTTTTCTTTCCGATTCCTTATAATACCAAAATGATTGCCTATCAGGCATATACCTTATAACAGGCACTTTTATATCTTTTCTTTTTTTTAATTCGCTATCATAAACATCTGTTTTCATTTCTTCAATTGTGTATAACCCATCTTGTGGAAATGCAGGGCAGCTCCATTTGTTAGCATAATATGGAACAAATCCTTCTTGTATTCTATTATAATTCTTATAATTATGATTTTCATTATCGTTATAAGAATTTCCGCCGTATGTTGGTGAAAGAATAATTCTACTTCCACGACCAACATTAAAATTTATTTCTTTTACCCAATTAGCATATGACAATCTACCATCTGTAAGTGCACCTTCGGCATCGTATATAAGCCTCAACCCCCCGTTTTCTATATCTGTAACTTTAATACCCGATTGTATTGGTAAAAATATTTCGGTTCTATCAAGCAGCCCCTGAACAAACAAAAACATTTTCATATATTTGTCATTAAACATTTCCTGTTCGTGCTCAGAGGAATCATTCATTAATTTTTCTAGTTCCGCTTTCTTTGGAAACATTGTTTCTCCTATACCAATATTAGGAGAGCAAATTCGGTATATATTATCACCGTTCCTTATTAGGAAATATGTTTGATGATTCCAAACATTAATCATTGCATTTTCCATTGCATTTGTGGTGTATTCTTTATCTTTTCGCCTTGGCTTTAATGCTACAATACCCCTTACCTCAGGAAGTATGTCCTTGTATCTATTATTTTCAATGAGCCATTCATCAAATTTATCAAGTTGATTATAATCTATACCACCATCATCACAATTGCCAACTTCTTCATCCGCAAATATAACAAGTTGTCTAAGTGCCAATGGTTCATCCTTACCCGCAGGTTCACCACTAGTCAATTGATAAAGTTCTTCCTCAATTCCCATATAAAGTTCAATCATTCCTATAACCTTCATGATCTTTTGCATTTCTTTTGCAAATATGGCTATTTGTGTCTCCATCTTTCGTTTTATTTTGTCTAAAGATGATTTTTGATGATTTATTAGAAGCAATGACATATTTCTTAAAATTTCAAGTTGGCGTTGTTGAATTTCAATACCGTTATACATGGTTTCAAGAACTACTTTACTTGTTTTGTGTACAAGTCCGTATTCATTTTCCGTTTGCTCTTTCTTGATTTCAAAAGGTTTTCCGTTATATAAGTATTCTTGAGCTTTTCTCTTGTATTCCTCGAAATCAGGAATATATCTGTGCGAGTATTCTTTTATAAACGTTGCTATATTTTTTGTTGTCCAATGATGTATTGGTTCAAGAGTATCAATATCAACCGTATATATTTCGACATTTGTAGAACCATCTTTTTCAAATATATTGCTTATAGTTACTAATGTATCTCCTCCACTATCTATAAATAAGTCACCTATTTTGATATTATCTTTGGTTAATATCAGTTTGCTGTATTCCTCACTCTTTAAGATTTCCTTTGAATCATTTTTCTGTACAGAGTCCATAATACTTATTTTTAAATTGCAACATTAAATTTTTTACGAAGATTCATTTTGGTTATCAAATCCTTTGCAATTATATTAAATTGATTAATATTATCTGTTAAAACAAAATCTGTTAAAACATTCATACTGTACTTATCCTTATTGATTTTTAGTACTAATATTCCGTTTGCATCAAATTTTACCTCTTGAATGAAAGCCTGATAATGCCCTAATTTGTTTTGTAATTGTAAGTTACAAATTATTAGTTCCAATGCCTTTAAAGAGTTTTCAAAAGTATTGGAAACACTATGAAATTTTTCATTTATAGAACTATAAACTTCGATAGTGTAAATTGATGATTTTTTCATAATTTCTATTTTTAGATCATTTTTAAATTATTATCAGCACTTTTTAATATTGAGGTTTATAATGTTCACAACGATTACATTGTTTAGTATAGTGTCCATCTATATTAATGTATGGACAATTTAAATTGTTATAATGACAGGTGAAATGTTCTATTTGTTCTTTATCTGTGGGCATGAAAGATTTAAAATCTTGTAAAGTAATAGTTTTCTTTACTATACCCATAAGTTCACACGGCTTGTATTGATTTCCATTTTCCTCAACCATAATCAGCCATTCATAACCATGAATAGTGCCATTATCATATTTGATATCCTTGATTGTCTGAATCCCAAATGGTGTTAGTATCCTTTGACCAACTTTATAAAGATAACGTTTCTTCATATCACAGAGATCATCCCAACTTATTAAATGAGTTTCAGGATTTTTACAAATAATTACAAGATTTTTACTTTCATTAACTGAAATATAAAAATCTCTACCGAAAGTATTATCACTCATTTCTTTCATAGTTTATTTTGCATTAATATTAATTATTCATCATATTCAGATTGTATTTTATCAGTAATTCTGTCATATTCTTCCTTTAAAATCAAATCATTATTAAGCAACCATTTATAAAAATTGATTCCATTAGGGTGCTGATTTAGTCCATCAATAATTTGAAATTCACTGAAATACAACCTTTGTAAGATGAATTCCACAGCAATATTATTGTCAACTAATTTTATTTTTACTTCTGACATAATTTTATATCTTAATTTATGATCAAGCTCTGTAATCACGATTTTCTTTTTGCATCCATTTTTGCATCCAAGAATTCATCCAACATTTAGGATTGCTTTTATTTTTATTATATTTCCACCTGTTATGAAGCATACTTATCTGAGGTAAATTTACCTCAAAATCAGCTATTGCCCAAATATCGAAATAAATTGTGTCGAAAATTTCGTCTTTTAATGGCTTATATTCCAAAATATCGGCACAAATATAGGTTATTGGCATATCAGCATAAATTGGTGAAACAAGGTCTATTACATCTTGATATTTTTCTATAATAACAATCTCTGTTACTACACCGCTTTTAACCTTGTCTTTAATGTTTTGTAATATCAAACCAATACCAAGACCAGCTACCATAACTCTACCATTAGCATTATTACAAAAATCGGTATTTGTAACCATTTCCATTTTTGTATCTGTCATCATAAGCTCACCGTCAACATTAAGTCTAATGTACTTACCATCATTCATATAGTTCAACCCACCATCTCTTATTGCTCTCAAGTTAAATAATGGGTTTTTCTTGTTTGAAAATTCAAAAGTTGATAACCTAGCCAAACCAAGCTTCTTTACCTCACCGACTTTCATATTAAAGTTATCAAAAACTCCTTCCATATTTATTATTTGTTTTTCCATTATTCTCTTTGTTTTTCTATTTTTATAAAAACTGTTAATTCCATTAAATATAGTGAAAGGCAAGAAAAATGCCTCTCCTGTATCAGGAGAGGCATTTTTAAAATTTACATGTTTTCTCTTAATGCCTGTAATTTGGAAAGATTGCTTTCATCAAGACCGAAAATTGTTCTATCGGGTGATGTAAGCTTGTTTTTCCTTTGTCTTTCATTATATTCGCTTGGGGTTTCCTTATCAATGCCAAGTATTTCTTCAACAGATGGTGGTTTTACCTCAAATTTTAATAGTCTTGTGGTATCTTCCAACAAATAATATTTTAATGCTATAAATCCTGCGGTTGAAATCTTTTTATCGGATTTGAGTGAGAAATAGCCTATTCTTTGAGCTTTATATTCCTCAGGCATTTCCTCAAAATTTTTATTTCTTTTATCAATTTCCTTTTGTGAAAGTTTACCAAGTGCTTTTTTAGCCACAAACACAACACTTGTAGCCTCAACCAATTTTTGTGATAGTGGTATTAAACCTACGATTTTTTTGTTAGTAATACAACAAACAGAGCCATCATCAACAACTTTACACATATGGTTGAAGCTATAAGGATTGAATACCCTTGCTAAATGGTTAAGGAAATTAAGACCTTTTTCAGTCTTTTCAATTTCCTTAATAAGATTAAAAGCCCTGTTGACATCATCTGGTTCAGGGTCACCAAATTCAGTTTTAAGTTTTGAGTAAATAACAGCCAATTTGGGTAAGTCCAAGTTTTTCTTCTTAATTTCAAGTTTTGGTCTTGATAACATTAATGCTGAACGCCTTGGTCTATATAGTTCTAATTTCATGGCATTATCCAAAGTTTTTATTGCTTCCTCTTTTTGTTCTTTGGAAAGTCCTGTTAAATTCAAAACCCTAACTGATTTTGAGGGTTTTTCAAACTTGGAAAGATCAATTGAACCTACAACCTTAATCTGTTTGTTGTTTGGATGTGATTCAATTTCTTCCTGTGTCATAGGAACAATTTTATACATGAAATTGTTAGGTTGTAATACAACAAAATCATTACATTCCTGATTTGTACCATCGAAACAGTCTTGACCTTCTTCAACTGTATAAACTAAATCTAATACTTTATGAGTTTTCATTTTTATATATTTTTAAAAGCTAAAACAAACATTTCTAATTTCTTCGATTCTTTCATCAACCCACTCTTGAAGCTTTTCTTGCTTTTTATCATTTACATTTTCTTCGGGTAGTTCTTTTTCCCAACCATCTACACCTGTATTGATATCCAAATCATTAGCAACATCTGTATTAATATCATCAATGTCTTCATCATATTCTACATCAATATCGTCAAATTGTGATATTATTTCATCCATTTCATCAATACGTTCTTGCATAAGTTCACCTGTTGGTGAGGACTGTAAAGAATCAGGTATACCATCCAATTTGTCTTGGGTTTCATCACGGAGAGTTTCGGCATTGGATTTGATATTTTCAATAAATTCAGATAATTCCTCAGCATTAGTTATAGTTATAACCGAAATGTCCTCAATTTGCTCTTGCATGGAATAATAACATGACATGAATTCACTTTGTGTAAGTTGTGATTGTCTTGGTTGTGTTTTACTTATATTTTTACCACCATGTAAAAACTGCCACCAATAATAAGATTCACCCTTTTTGATTAAAACTGTGTCAGTTTCGTCATATGGTTGTGTGCGGTCAATTTTAGAAAGTATTTGCCCCTCTCTTTTACCTTTTAATGATGTATATTCAACCCTTTTTCCCCTTGAGTAAATATTACTCTGTGCTGTTTTTACTAAATTTGCTTTTGCCATGATTATAATTGTTAAATTAAATTTTTGATATTAAGTAATCAATTTGTGTTTCAGATAATTTTAGTTCCAATATGCGTTTACGTTTTAAAACCATATCCAACCCTATTTCCTCTATTACCATGATTTCAAGACCATCATCCTTTAATTCTTCCGCTTTAACTAGCAGAAAATCCATCCAACCCATTTTTTCTGCCAATATTTGCTTTTCTTTTTCTGCAATTTCATCTTTATGGATTAATTCCAATGATAAAATTGAAGATTCCAAGGTTTTTATTTCGTGTTTCAAAAATGTTTCCTTAGCTTCAAACGGAAGCCCATTTTCTATAGCCACATCGTTATTGATATTGTTAATCATCAAATCAAGACTTTTACCGAAATACTGTGAAAAATAACTATCAGAGTTGCATAGTTTGGTTAGTAATTTTATTTCTTCGTCTTTTGTCATAATAATGAATTGTTATTGTTAAATTAGTTTGTATTTTATAATTGGATATTTTATAATTAATCTATGTGGCTGATTTTAACGTCGAATTTTTTCTTTCCAAAAACGTTAAACCAAAAATTAAGTAAGTTTAATCCATTTGAACCACCACCAAAAGATTCATAAGATAAATTAGTAGTGACCCATACCATAACATAATCCTTGTCAAGCAGGTTTGGAGTTGCATTTGTGGCTAGATCACTTAATTTACCAATACTTACAGAGGTATTAAAATTTGTGATACGTAGTTTTTTGAATATTACGGGTGTGGTTTGGAAATAAGCTGTGGAAAGCTCAATGTGATGAGAACCCATTATGTCAACAGTTTCTTCAATTTTTAGTATAGGTGCTGTAAAACCCCTTTTTAATAATTCTTCTTGAATGATTTCCCTAATTTCAAGCAAATTTGATAACGATAAGTAATTTTCTGCTGAGTTCATAATTTGTATTTTTTAAATTATTTTTATATTTAACGATTTTTCTATCAATTTTACTATTTCATGCTTCTGTGCTGCTTTACATTTAGAATACCAACAAACACAATAGAGGTTTCCACAGTCTGTATAACCTTTCATAGGCTTGAAAATGTAAAGACCCAAGCTACTATCACCATTTTTAGTATTTTCACCAAAAATGATTCTGTCTGCGTTGTAATTATTATCATTTTCAATTTTAATTCCTTGATTGGGTTTGAATCCAAAGCTAATTAGTTTAGCATTCAATTCAGAGGCTGTTAATGCTCTAGCTGTTGCCATAATTTCTATTTATTAAATTATTTCCTGAATTACACGCAACCAATAAAACGATAAGCATCCAATTACAAATAAAACGCCAATAATTTTATAAAGATTTTCTGCTGAGAGGATTTCTGTTTTCATAATTTCTATTTTTTAAATTATTTCCAAAATTATTACAAAAATCATGCCAAATTTGTTATTATATATGTCAATTCATAAAACCTTAACAAACCTTAACACAAAAAGCATAATTTTAACATTTTTTAACTGACAGGTGACATGTTTGTCATGTCACCTGTCAGTTAATATGTATGTCAGTTCGCCATGTATGTCAGTCAAATTTTTAACTTTTCCATTATTACTGAAATCGATTTTCCATTATAAAGTTCCAATACATTATTTTCAATTGCATAGTACATTGGTGATTTATTAGTAAACCAAAATTGCCCGTATTTTTCCTTTAATTGTTTCTTTAAATAATTTGTTTCTTTAAATTTTTTCTTTGATTCCAAAGCATCTATCTGTACATCAGTAGGTTTTATATCATTTAAAAAATCTTCATGCTCTATGAGATTTTTTATTTGTGACATACCGTTTTGGTATGTCACTTTATATGTCGATATTATTTTCATTAATAAATTGATTTTGAGAAATCTATTATTTGATTACCAAATCCGTTGATATGTCCTTTTTCCTCTACTTGCCCGAATTCATCATAAATGATATATGAGTAACAGTTATCATCGCCATAAATTTTGATTTCCTCGATTTTACCCGATTCATCATAATTAAACCATTTGCCTATTTTCTCACCATTATCAAATTGTCCTTTTTGCTTTACTTTTTTGTTTTCGTAATATGTAATAAAATCACCTACCAATTTCCCGTTTTCCCAATGTTTTTTCTTTTTGATATTGCCATTTTCAAAGTATAGAATATTTTCACCATGTCTTTGCTTGTTATTAATTTCACAGCTTTCTTTAAGACATCCGTATGTATTTGGATAATAAAATCTGACAGTACCATTATCTGCTTCCCTGTTGGTTATCTTTTCTGTTTCTATCTCGTTGGCTATTACGGAAACGACAAACCTATTAGCCCTTGACACTATTGACTTAACAGCACCCGATGTATTAAAACCATATTTCTTGAATAATTGGTTGTGTGTTAGATCATTGAAAAAGAAGTCAATCAATATATCAGGGTTTTTGGATAACTCGTATAATTCCTTTGCCCTTTTGAGTTTCTTTTTTGGTATTAGGTCTATTTCTTCATGTTTGAAATCTTCCTCTGATTTCATACTGAATTCAGTTAAATTGGTATTATAGATTTCATAGATTTCATCAACCTCGCTTTTAACCTCAGCTATTATGTCTGTAAAATCACCTTCAGATATTGTCTTGTTTGACGAATTGGAAATGATTTTAGAAATATTGATAACTTTACCACAATTAACTTTGTTATATTCCATCATTGCTGTATGTCTTATAGCCATAAGAACATAACCCGCTATTGGCTCTTTAGGTTTAAACCAACCGTTTGGATTTATTTCATTATTTTGGAGGGTTGTATCACAAGATGTTAATTTTTGGAGTTCTAATGCGTAAATTTCATCTTGTGATTTATTGGCGTATTCTAATTCTTCAAAATGAAAATTAATTAATTTATCCTCTAAAATTGATATTTTGGTTTTCAATAATAATATAGATGACTTTAAAATTGCGGCATCAACATCATCATATGTTTTTGATAGTTTTTCTATTTTGGTTTTCAGACTCTTTTTTAAATCATAAAGATCAGCATTGCCGTATTTTTTCCTATTTCTGAAAGCGTCAAATTGGTTACATACAATTATGTCAGCCATATCTCTGTCTTTGACTACTTGAAAGGCGATGGAATAACACTGCTCATAAAATTCTTGCCAAAATTTAGACCAAACGAAATTATGTTTAGTTCCTGTTAAAAACAATCTACCAAAAACCTGCGTATCAATCCATTGTTGAAGTGTGAATTTCTTTTTGTACGTATCAGACAAGTTATAGTAATTTTTAGTTTCGAAATCAATAGCTACTTTTAATCTAATATCTAAGATTTTATTACCTGTTTTATATTCCATAATCCCCATTTTTCAAATTATACTTATGTTAAATTAAATTTTTATTTAGAACACCTTGGTAAGAAATTATTTTCTAGCATACCATTTTCTCTGTTAATATTGTTTCTAATACCAAAGAAATCATGATAAAAATCAGAATCATTTGATTCCAAAAGTTGTTTGAAATCAATAGGGTTTCCGTGAGTATGACATTTGTCAAAATCCATTAGTGATGAACCACGGTTTATAGGTTCATTTAAATGTACAAACCTAACAAGTTCTATTGCTCTGCTAATAATTTTAGTTATTAGTTCATAATCATTTTTAGTTGTCTTTACGCAATCAGTGATTTCTACCATAGTTCCTATATTTTTAAATTAGTTTATAATTAGTGTTTACTACAATTTTGTATTGCAAGTTTATAAATTTCTTTTATTGTGAGTATTTTTTGAGCAACAGGAAATTTATCCATTCCTATTCTTCTTATAAGATTCCAATAACCATTTTCTTTGTTAGCGTTGAATGAGAACCATTCATTATACAATCCCAAAGCTCTGAATTCTATTTTGTTATCGTTTGAAACAGCTTTATTAATTATAATGTTTTTAGCCATAATTTTATATTATTTTATTGATAAATAATAAAAATTGTTATGATAACGTATTACAATCCCTATTTTTTTAAAGATTGACGTTGATACCCTTAATTCCTGAGGAATTGAAATGTATTTGACACCCTTAATAGTTGATGAATCAACCTTTGACACACCAATTTCTTCACTATTTTCGCCTATAAAATTCTTTAAAGATTGAACTTTTAAAGATTTGGCTTTTGATTCTGCTGCAGTCATAATTTCTATTTTTTAAATTATTGATTATTTCCTCTTTTACTACAAAAGTCGTGCCAAATTTGTTATCATATATGTCAATTCATACACCTTTAACAATCTTTAACAAATAAAGCGTTGCTATTAACATCTTTTTACAAACTTATATGACAAAATGTCGTGTAACTTGTCAGTTACCATATATGTCAGTTTGTCATGTCATTTCTTAATAAAATAGTCTTCCGTAATGTATTCATACCGCATACCTTTATTTTTACAGAATTCAACGGCTGCTTTTCTCTTTGCCTCAGTTACAGCTGATATAGCCAACTGATATAAATATTTTTCTTTACTTTTATATTTCTCCCTGTCAGGTTTTTCAGTATCTTTACGTGATTTTACCTCAATTATGTATTTCGTAAGTTTATTAGAGTTTCCAACCATTTCAACATAAAAATCAGGGTAGTAGCTACATATTTTTTGTTTTACAGGGTTAAGATAGCTAATAATTAGATCATCACTTTCGTATGACCATCTTTTACATTTTGATGATGAATCTAAAACTTGAATGAATTTTAACTCCAATCCACTCCTATAAATTATTCCTAATTTCATATTATAATATCCTATTAATTTATCAGGATTTTCCAAGTGATGATATCCTTGATGAAATCTACTATTAGCATGAATAGGATTTAATATTTCTAATTTCCCCATGTCCTTTTACTTTATTTAGTAAATTGGTATTACGTATAGATTAAAATAAATAAAATTAAAAAACATGTACAATGATTTAATAAATTGGTATAATAACAACACATACAAATCAAGTATTAAAATATGTGAATTTAGGAAAATATGTGAATTAACTTCATTTCTAGATGATAGTTGCAAACACATAACTCCAAAACAAAGAATGTGGCATATAATTAATAGTAATTTTAATATACAATATTGTGAAATTTGTGGAAAGCAATCGAATTTTGACAGACACAAATACTGTTATCAGGTTTGCTGCTCAAAAATATGTGCTAAAAAATTTCAATCATCTGAAAAATGGTCAGACAATTGTAAGAAAAATTATATAAAAGCAGAATTGACTTGTTTAGAAAAATATGGTGTCGAAAATTATTCCAAAACTGATGAATATAAAGAAAAATATAAAGAAACATGCTTGAAAAAATATGGTGTCGAAAATCATATGCTTATAGAAGATTTTGTAGAAAAATCAAAGCAAACAAATCTTAAAATTTACGGTGTAGAATGGTATCAACAAACTGACGAATTCAAAGGAAAATATGAGAAAACATGTTTGGAAAGATATGGTGTAGGAAATATGTCATATCTACCAAGTACTATATCAAAAATACACGAAACCAAAAAGAAAAATGGTT